CTACCTCCCGGCCTTGCGGCCATAACACCCCACAATCACCCGAGCCGCGAACCAGATTGCAAAGCACACAATCAGCGCACCCGGCCAGTTCACCGTGGCGAGAAAGTCGATTAAGTCGCTCATGATTCCTCCGATGGCGCCGGCAGCAGTTTGTTCGCTGCCGCATGCTCAAGAATGGTCTGGCCGTTAGGCAGCAATATCTGCCCGAGGAAAGCTCCCTCGAACGACAGGATGCCAGTCTCGATGGCCATCACCTGGCCCTTGATCCAATCGCGCAAGATCGAATACACGGCCACGCTGGCGATGTCCATGGCCTTGCGCTCATGCTCGGCCTTTGTCGATCGCATCCGACTAGTCCAGGGCGTTTCCTTGAGCCACGCCGCTGCGTACCCTTTCGTGGATGCCTTGACGCTGACCATCTTGCCGCGGTACTCGAACTGCACCAGCAGCTCGCCGGCGAGATCGTCAACCATGCTGCCGAATTTCGAACAGCCGAACGATCGCAGGACCTTCTGGATCTCGCCCAGGGCCTTATCGCCGCTCGTTGCGGTGCTATAGGGTAGAGCCATTCTTCTTCTCCATTTGCGCCCGGGCTTCTTCTTCCTCGGCCGTGACGCCCAGCGGAGCAAGCTTGGCTATAGCCTTGGCTCTGGCCTCGATTTCTTCCGGCCTGTACGCACCCATAGCAAGCTCGTGGACGAAAGTGACGGCTGCTGTGGCTTGCTGCGCCTGCCCGGCTCTTGGTTCAGGCCCATACCCGCATTTCCGGCACACAGCCGTGAACGGGCCGCTGGCGCTCCGAACGCCGTCCATGGGCCGGCCCTCGAAAATGTGATCGCAGGGAGTGGGCACGCTCGGCTGCGCGGCAACAGGGACGGCGTACAGCAACATATCTTCGGACGCGGTGGCCGGGGGAAGCCATGCCTTGATATGTGCGTCCGCTTCACGCAGTCGTTTGAAGTCCGCAGAGGAAACACACAGCACCGGCTCCGCGCTCGCGGCAGGGTGTGCGGGCTGGCTGTAGCGGATCAGGGCGTCTTCTATCAGCCTTCGCAAAGCCTGTGTGGTCAGGTCTCTTTCGGCACCAGAGAGCGGTACCCATACGCCGGCCTTAGTGGCCATATCTCGGATTCCCTCGTCACTGGGCACCTTCACCGGCTCGGCGGGTTGTGGGGCGGCGTATAGTTTGGTCCCTGGCGGCGGCATGTCATCGGGCGGTACCAGCGCACGCACTGCATTTACGCCGATATTTCCCATGCGGTTGCCATAGTGCGCCCGGTAGACTTCCGCCACAGGCTCACCCCTGCGCTGGCGGTCGGCTTCGATGGCGGCGCGCAAAATCTCTTCCATGCGCTCCCGCTTGATCGTGGCAACCGTCACCGGGATGTCGTTGCCGCTGCGAAACTCGGCTGGTAGTTCAATGTCATGAGTGTTCATTTGGTTTCCTTTATCCAGCACGTGGGCCGTTTGCGACCAGACCGCTTGTCTCGATTACGATGCCGTCGTCGCGCTGATCTTCGACTTGCATCAACTCCCATGCCTCAAGCTTGCGTTTGCTGACCCATTGACCATCGGGGTGCTTCCACATTAGCCAGCCTGCGAAAGTGCCGGACATGCAGGCCGCGTAACATGCTTGCCCATTGTGTCGTTGGAGCAGGACATAGCCATCCGGCACTTCGTCGGGCGTGGTAATCACTTCGCTTCCCCCTCAATGCGGCGGGCGTGGTCGATGACAACATCAAGCCCCTCTCGCGTAGTAGCCGAAATAATGTCGGCATCCTGGCTCTCGTCATCGGAAAGAAAGTAAGCGGATAACCAGCGATAGCGCTCAGCATCCTCCCGATCCTTCGATTGCAGGGCGGCTCGGCCTGCTTGGTAGCCTATCCACTGGTTTTCGATTTCTACGTACCAGTATGTGTCAGAATCCGGCTCTCGCCGAAGGGCCGCTGCACCACGTTCTTTTGTGATGTGCGCTTCGAAGTCGGCGCGCTCTTGTTCGTCAGTCTTGGCTGTCATAATGGATTCCTTTCAAGCAGCTTCGACGCTTGAGTAACCGCAGCGCCAATCGTTGAGCCGTCCACGTAGCGCGTCACGTCCCGGAACATAATCGTGTAATCACGTAGCTGCCTCAGTAAATGCAGAGCTTCTGTAAGCTCCCTGTTTGCCTTGCGAACCGATAGCTGCGTCGTGCAGCGGCCTATACATTTGCCATCGACAAAGCAGGCTCCACTGGCCACGGTGCATGCCGCGTGCGGAACAAATACGGAGTCCCGGCTCATGATTGCTCCTGCGCGAGTGCGGCATCAGCACCATCGAGGATCGCGCCGACTGTCCGAAACTCATTGCCAATCACAATTTGGTCGCCTTCGTCTGAGTGGTAGACGGTACGGCAGGCCGCTTGGAGCGCAGCAGCGTTCCATCGCAGCGCCTCCCGCAGCCGCTCAATCTCCCCCGCCTGCGCCGCTACAACACCTTCAAGCCCAGCCTTCTCGGCCCGTAGCTCATCGAATACGGCTGCATAGTCGTCGTAAAGGACATATGCGCCTTCTGGTTGCTCTGTAATAGCGGGAGAGCCGATGTTTCCCCGGTATTCGCGGGATAGGGCGTAGCGTTTCATGCTGATTTCCTATTCAATTCGGATGCCTGATCGCCGCACAAGCTGGACAAATGCGACCGCAGCGCACAGCGGTACGACTCCATTTCCGACTTGGCGCAGCTGGTGAGCGCGGGATTCGTCCACCAGATAGGCCATCCCATCAGCCAGCATGCGAACGCCGGGTTCAACCGCCGGGGCAAGGTCCGGCCTGTGGGCGACAATTCCCGGCCATCGATCGCTGAGTGGACCGGGCGCAAAGAGTCCGAATGCGCTACAAAATTGGCTAGTTGATCCATATGCTTCCTGCCCCCCCCTGTTACGGTGCAATGCTCTTGTGAATTGGTGCCCTTGCCGTCTCGGGCCGCTGGCGTGGGCCAGGTCGCCGCTGCAAGGCTGATATTCGGGCGCGCTACGAGCGAACCCGGCGTCGTGTTCGACCCCTGATGCATCGCCGCGTCTGGGGTCGGCCACTGCGCCGCCATGCTCGGCAACATCAGATCGCCCTTGCTTCCCCGTTGGTTCGGCCCACCTTTCTCGCCGTCCGAGGCTCTCGGGCTGGCCCATTGCTGCACATCCAGCCGCAATGCCTTGTTGCGCTCCCCCTGTCCGCTGCGCTCCGATGCTGTTGGAGTGGTCCGGTTTGTACCTTGGGTGTTCAGGCCCAGCGACCGTTTGCCGTCGGGTTGGCGGGCGCCGTTCATGTCCGAGGTCTGAGGGCTTTGCCAGTGCGTTGCTTGCTTCGCAAACTCTCCGCCGCTGCCCAATTTCCCGGTCGAATCCATCCCAGTCATGCCGTGTGGCGTCAGCCAGTAAGCCGACTCTGTCGGAAGTCCCGTAGTTCGTTTCGTGGCCGCCTTGCGCTGCGCCAGAGGGTCGATCTTGCTCATGTCCCGGGCACCGCTGCATACGTCCGGGGTTGTCCATTCGCCAGGCAAAGCAGAACCACCTTGCCCTGCCATGACTGGCGCCCACGTCGGACGCGGAAAGAGTGATCCATTCCGCATTCCACCCGCGGTCGGCCAGTTCTCCCATGACTCGGGCAGCCGCACGCTCTTCGAGCTCGCCTTCGGCCTCGTCCACAACGGTGGCGGTGGCAGAAGCGATGCCTGACACGTTCTCCAGAAGGAGGAACTGCGCACCGCAATCGTCTGCGACATCAAGGACAGCAAAGAAGAGTCCGCTTCGGCTGCCATCGAGTCCCGCCCGCCGGCCAGCGATGGAAAGGTCTTGGCACGGGAAGCCGGCAATAACGCAATCCACGCGTCCGCGCCACGCTGCGCCGTCGAAGGTGAGCATGTCAGACCAGATAGGCGCCGAATCAAGCGCTCCCGCTTCCATAAGCGTGGCAAGCTGGCTGGCAGCAGGGGCTTCCCGTTCCACGTAGCAAATGGTTCGATAGTCGTGGCCAAGAAACTCGAATGCAGCGCGGGTTCCCTCTCCGAGCATGCCGACGCCTGCGCACAGTTCGATTCCGGTAAGTACAGCCATGTCATGCCCTCTCCTTAATTCGCCACCCACCACCCTCGCCAAACACCATTCCGTCTTCGGCAACCAGGCAACACAAGCTGGCCTTGTCGCCGCCCGCGAAGTACGCATAGTGGCCATCCATGGACAAGATGATTCGGTAGCGAAGTTCGCCGGCCAGGCGGATGGTTGCGCCCGGTGGGCAATGGCGAAGGCGCGGGACGGGTGGGGTGTGGTCGCTCATATCCAGTCCAGATAAATGGCCGCAACAATGGCGGCCCCCGAAGGTGATAGATAAGTAGGAGAGGGTGATCATGCGAACAATTCCCCCTGCTTCACGTTTTCAGCCTCGTCCAGATTGCGCTTCGCAAGTGCAAAATACGATTCCTTGAGCTCGGCGCCGATGAACTTGCGACCCATCTGCAACGCCACGTAGCCCTCGCTGCCGATCCCCATGAATGGCGAAAACACCACATCGCCCTCGCGACTCCATAACTGCATGGCACGCTCGATAACGTCTAGCTGCAAGGGCGCAATGTGGCGTTCGTCGTCCGTGGCGCGGGCATTCTGATATTGCAGGGTGCGGGTCTGGTTGATATCCATCCAGACTGGCGATGCGTACCGCTGCCATGTATCGATGTTGGTAGCGCCGCTGCCGGCTACCGTCCACATGATGGAGCCGTCGCCGCGCTCGATCGCCTGAAATCCTGGCGCTGGATCGTCGCCCACGTAGTAGGCAAGCTCACCCTCGATGGGTCGCTCGTTATCGCCGGGCTTACGCATGACGATCAGGTAATCGGCAATCCCCTGGCGCGACATTGACGAATCTTTCTTGATAGTCTTATGCAACAAGCCAAGCGCCTTGGTGCGCTGCATGGCGACTACCGGGTCTTTCCATATACAAACTTCGGAGTGGTAAATGAAGCCTTCTTCTTGGAAGGCGCGTATCAGATCCCCTCGAAAATCCCGTATGCCGATGAATCCGTGGTTTTGCTTGCTGCTTGGCAAGTTCATGCAATGGACAGCCATCAGGCGGCCCGGCTGCAATACCCGGTACATTTCCTTAATCAGAAAGTCGAAGTGCTGGAAAAACTCCGAGCTGCTTGAGCAGTTGCCCATATCACGCTCGTCGTTGCTATATGTGTACAAAGACTCAAAAGGCGGACTGTAGACAATGAAGCCTACCGAATCTGCATCCAGCTCCCTTGTAACTTCGATGCAATCCGCGTTGTACGCGATGTAGTTATGTCCCTGTGCGTAGTCTTTGACTTGCATGATTCACCTGTAAGAATTGGGGTTTTGGCGCTTTGATGGTTGGCGCGTAGGCGCGTAGCTCGTTCTTTGCCTTATCGAAGTCCTGAAAGAAGCTGGCCGCGATCTTCGCCATTTCGGCCATCATCGTGTCAGCCTGTATTTGCTTGCGCCGGATGTTCTCGACAACAGCGCCTTCGCTATCGGCAGTGATTACCCAGACATTTACGTCGCGCTTTTGGCCTTGCCGCCAGCATCGCCGGATTGCCTGGTAGTAGGCCTCGAAACTATCGGAAAGCCCGACGAAAACCATCTGATTACAGTGCTGCCAGTTCATGCCAAAGCCTGCGATCTTGGCTTTTGTGATTAGGATTTTGTGCCGCCCTTCGGAGAATCCCATCAAACGATCTTCCTTGTTGGCTTCCGTGTCGCTGCCCGAAACCTGTACGGCGCCCGGTATAAGTTTCTCCAGCAAGTCGCCCTCGGCATTCAGGCCGCACCAGATAAGCACGGGGCCATCCAGGCCGCTGATAATGTCGGCTGCCTTTTGGCATCTATCTTCTAGCGTGTCGCGCCTGGCATTGAGTCGTTCGGGGAGAGACTGCGCGACCGTAGCGAACAGACCATCAGTGGGCTCGGTTTCGACTTCAACGGGGCGAAGGTTAAGTGCGGGCAGGGCAGGCATGGGCGAGAATCCATAATCTGACGGGTCGCGCATGATGATTGACCACGTAGCTAGCCACTCGAAGAACTTTTGCTTGCCGTGGCCTTTTAGCCTCCATTTGGCCGTATCGCCGCCATCGTGGATAAAGAAGGTCGCCAGCATTTCGACCTGCGTCATAATCCCGAGAAACTCGGCTTGCGTGCCGAGCTCCATAAAGTCGTTCGGGGCCGGGGTCGCCGTCAGGCTTAGGCGGTAGGGAATGACTGATGCGCCATCGGTAAGCTGCTGGCGGATCTTGCCTTGCATGCCCTTCATGATTGATGATTCATCGGGAACGATGCCACCAAAGACCTCGAAATTGATGTTATGCAGGTTTTCGTAATTAGTGATGCAGATCTTGTCCTGCACATCATCCATAGTGCGAATGAGCTTTGTGTCGTAGCCAAATTCCTGTGCCTCGCGGTGTATCTGCGGGCCGACACAAAAGGGCGTCAGGAGCAATACCGGGCTTTGCGTATGCTCGACTACCGCTCTGCCAAACTCTAGCCCGTCCAGCGTCTTGCCTAGGCCAGTATCTTTGAAGATTGCCGCCTTGCCGCGAGCTAGCGCCCACTCTACGGAGGCGCGCTGATAGTCACGCAAGGGCGAATCATCGGCGCATTTGTAGGCGAAGCCGGCCTCTGGCTGCCTGAAGTGCTTATCGTTGATGAAGGATTCGTAATCCAGGATCATGCGTCGGCCTCCCTCAGTTCGGCGGACCGCTTCGGCCCCAAATCAATCTGATTGACCTTCCCCGACAGCTTTGGCGTTACCGTCCCGTCTGAGCGCGTGTACGTGCTGGTTCGCGGATCATCGATGACGCAGTAAACCGAGCCGCCTTTTTTCAGGTACGGGGCCAGATCCTCGGCACGCTTGCCCCACAGCTCCGCGTCCACAAATTGGGTAGGGCGCTTGCCGTCGCTACCTTTGGCGCCATAGTTGTAGGCCAGCAGAAGGTTCGTGACCGGCTGGTTGTCGCCGGCGGTGTACCGCAGGACAGCGTCCCGGCAGAGGCGGAAGTGGCCGATTAGGGATGCCATTACGCGGCCTCGGCACCAGAAGTCGCCACATACAACTCCGTCACGTTCTCGTACGGGAACAGATCCGGGCTGCGCTTGATGAACTTGACAAAGTGAGAGCCTTTGGATTCGGCAGCCTGGAACGCCGCGAACTGCTCTGCGGTGAAGTTGGCGTAGTGGTAGACGCTGCTCTTGTCGGCCCTGTTCGGCGGGAACTTGATGGCCAGCGTCTCGGTTTCAGGGTGATGGCCGATGGCCGCTATTTGGCTCGATTCGACCGAGTCCATGGCGATGATGGGGCGCGGGGTGATGTTGTTGTCCATGTTCTTCTCCGTGGGTATTTGGGTGACTCGTCTCTCCGAGATGCCAAGCCTGGTTACGCGGCGGCTTTCCCTCTCGGGGGCGTTCTATGCGGGTGCAAGTTGCTGCTCTCGAACCCCATTGATGTGCTGGATAAGTGCCACGCAGATCCGGTCGAAGTCGGATTCGCGGAACAGGAGGGCAGAGCGCTCTCGGCCGGCGGGTTCAAACCCGAGCGATTTGAGGAAATCGGCGCTGACGGTAAAGCCCAGGCGCTCGCCGATCTTGCCCAGTTGCAGCGATGGCGCGGCTTCTTCCTCCCAGGCCGGAGGGGCGGGGCGGCTTATGGGAAGCCCTATGCCGAGATAGGTCCGCGCTGGGGCCGGGGTTTCGGGAACTGGCGCCGACGGTGCCGGTGCATGTTCGGCCTGGACGGTCTGCCGGGCCCGGGCCTCTTCTTCCTCCCGGATCCTCGCGCGATCGGCTTCCGCCTTTTCTTCTTCGGCCTTCTTGTGTTCAGAGATTCGCGTCGTAACCAGCAATTGGAAATCGTCGTCTGCCTTGTAGGCGATCTGTTGCAGGTCATTGAAGAGGAAGTCGTAGTCCTTGGCGGCTTCCTTATGCCATGCCAGCTTGGCGCGGATGCCCTTAGCTACGGCGTCGACAGCAATCTTGGCGTTTGCTAGTTCCGTGTCCACTGCGTCGTTCAGGCTGGCCAGGGTGCGCTTGTTCTTGGCCGCGCCGGCGAAGTCCGGACGGCTGTATTCCAATCGGATCGGCTTGATTTCGGCTTCGAGGGATTCGATGTGCTGGGCAAATGCCTTGCCGGCGCGCAGCAGAACCCCTTCCTTGATCTCGGTCTTCTTGCTGGTGACCAGCTTGGAGAGGGCCAGGCGTTTGGTGCGCAGCTCCGCCTGAATGAAGTCGATGGTCTTCATGAGCTCGTCAATGCTGGCGGTCTGCCCAAGGGCTGCCGACTTGGTGAGCTCGAGATCCTTTTCCGCCTTTTCGCAGAACTTGACCGTCGCCTCGGCGTTGGAGAAATCCTCGTCGGTTTCCAGATCGGTTTTGATGCTGTCTATGAACTGGGTGGCCGCCGCCTTGAACTGGGGCAGGTTGCTCAATACCACCTCGCCACGGATCTGGACGGCCAGGGCCGGCAACTGCATGATGGTGTCGGCTGCGGGCTTCTCGGCGTATTGGACAGGCTCATAGTCGATCAGGTCTTTCTCGAACTGGGCCCAGCCGGCGCGGATCATGTCGGCAAGTACCGGATTCGCGGTGTACCAGCAATGCCGCTCTTCGACCAGATTATCGCCGTTCCACTTGGACGCCATGAATAATATGCGCTGTGCGCCGGACACCATGCACTGCTGCTCCATTTGGATCTGGTAGAAAATCGGGAGGTCAGTGCCCACGCAGTCCGGTGTCATAACGGCGCGCAATTCATCGTTGAGGCTCTTGTGCTCAAAGCCGGTCGATTCGTCCATGGTCAAGCCATCGAAGCTGGCCGAGATCTTGCCTTCGGAGCCGACGATGGGATACAGATCCTCGCCGATTATTTCCTCGCCCAGCGGTCGGGCCAGGGCTTCGTAGCGGTGGCCATCATCAAATCGGCGCTGTGTCGCGGCGTCCACTTCGGGGCTGACCCCGGTATGGAGTTCATGCAACAGGGCCGACCGGGTCTTATAGGGCGACTCGCCCATCATTGCCGGTGCATCGCTGGCATTGAAGTGGTTGGTGCGGTAGGCGAGCCACTCGGGGCTGCCTTGATTCAGGTCATGTATTTGCATTGTTATTCGCCTTTTTGATCAGCGGAAACCCACGAAGCGATTTCCATCTTCTGGTCTTCAGTCAGCAGTTCTTTGGTTTGGATGGTGGCGATCAGGTCGTTGACCGATTTCTTGCCGCCTTCGATTGCGGCCTTCCAGCCGGCCTTCTTCTTGTCGAACGACTCTTGTGTGCAGGTCTTGGGCTTGGCCGCGTCGGCGGCCGGGGTCTTGGACTGATCGGCCTCGTTGTGCATGACGGTCTGCCAGGTGGCCTCTCCGTCCTTGATGGCGCCATAGATGCCGCGCAGCTTGACGATCTCGGCGGGCGAGCATTTGCCCAGGTCGTGGCCCAGATAGCCGGTAAGGTCTGTAGCGGTAACGCCAATGTCGGAGAATGCATCGACGATCTTGCGGCGCTCGGCGTCCGGATCCTTCGCGGCCTCGTCCAGGCGAATGCGCTTGATGATGTCCTCGGCCTCGTCGCACAGGTCACCCGGGATGATTCGCAGGCCGATGGTGCGGATCGCCTTAGAAATCAGGGCGCCCCGCTTGTTCAGGATGTCGTCGTCGGTGCCCAGAACGGTGTAAACGTCCTTGTTGTAGCTATTCTTGCGTACGCTGATGTACGATCCATCGCTGTTGGGCCTTGACCGCTCGACGGTCTTGGAGACACGCACATCCAGCGGGTAAGTAATGTTGGCCTCCAGGTCCGTTACCGAAACCCGGTGCACTTCTTTGATTTCATCCTCGAAGATCATCGTGGTTTCAACCAACACGTTCTTCATGCAGCGCAGCGCGACTTCCACGAACCGGATGCCCAGACCTTCCACGCCGTTGCCGATGGGCTTAATGTAGTAGGCGCTCTTGTTGTTGGCGAAGCTCGGGCGGCGGCATTCCTTTATCAAGTCCTGGCGGACGGCGTCCCAGTTACGCGGATTGCGCATGGCCATGATGTAGCGTGACTCGACCATGGCCTTGGACTGGGCCGCAATGGCGGTAGAGGCGGTTTCCACTACTGCAAACGAGCTTTCGGACGCGCCGAACTCCTGCCGGACGGCAAGGGCGTTGTGATTCTCAGACATAGTTCTCTCCTAGTTTTTGTTCGATTACTTCCCATGCCAGGTCGCACTGCTCAGTCGTGAACAGGCCGAAGTGGCAGTATTTCTTTTCGATGCCCATGGCGCCGGCCAGCCATTCATACGCGGCGTTGCGGTCGCCATTGAAGTGTTCGAGCAGGTCGGTGAATGGCTCTTTCGTGTCTTTGCGCGCCTGGCGGGTCTCTTCATCCGCCATGGTGCCCAGCGGCAAATCGGTCTTTGGGTGTAGGCCGACATATGCCCCGCATTCCGTGCATAGATAGGCATACGGCCAATCACCGTAGGAGCGGCCGTTGTAGATCTCGGAGTTATTGACCAGCTTGACCGTGCCGCCGCAGCAGTCGCATTTCGCTGGGGGGTCAAGGCGATCCCTCACGCGCCCCAGTGCGCGGCGTGACACATACGGCAATGGCGCCGGCGCCGGCAGCTTTTGGGTGACCAGACAGCGCGGGTCAATTCCTAAAACTTCGATAGCCATGGTCAATATCCCAATATCCAGCGCGCCACCGTCACGGCGGCCCATATCAGAGCGGACGTGCCGCCTACGTAAAGCGCCGCATCGATCAGCGGAATGTCGTGACTGTTCGGGGCGAAGCCGCCGGCGCCGTCGTACTTCATTGCTGGCTTTGGCATGGGCCCCTCCAGACTGGTTTGACGCGGTTTGCTGGGTGGCAGACGAAGCGCTCGCCAAGCTGCTCACGGGCGACCTCGACGCGGCGCACATGCTCGTCCGCGTCGTTGATGGGGTCCGGGTGGTAGCGGTACTCGAACAGGAGGGTGGCAATAAGCTTGGTAGTCATGCTTCACCTCGGGCTTCTTTAAGCGCTGTGCGGCCGGCGGCCACCGCTACGCTGGTTTGAAGGTAGCGGTCGGTACCGCTGTCAATGCTTTCCATGCGGTCCATGACCAGCTGCAGGCCGTCCAGGGCGCGGAATAGGGCGATGATGATGTGCGGGTTGCGCAGGGTGCGCATAAGGACCTCTGCGTTCTCTATGTGGGCGGCGCGGGTCATGCTGCGCTCCTAAGCTTGCTGATAAGGGTCGCCGCCGATTCCTCGCTCGCCACGAAGTCCAAAAACGTGTTCGCAACAGCAACGCGGCCCATTTGGTAGTCGTAGATTTGTTGCTGCGGGGCGCTTAGCTCGCCGAATTTGCTCATGTCCAGCTTGGCGACCTGCGCATTGGCGCTGTCGATGATGGCGGAGGCAAGCTGCTTGATTTGGTCGTTTGTCATGATTCGCCTCCGATTTCTTCCAGAATATTGACCAAGTGGCCCCGCGTGTATCGCCAGTCGGTGCTGGAATTTCGGGCTACGTGGCGCAGAATCTCCAGCAGGGCCGGGAACGGCAGATCAACCAGAAAGTCGTTGTCGATCAAGATGGTGGCCAGTTGCGCGGCGTTGCGGCCATCGTTGGTGTATTGGTATCGGTCAGCCAGGACGTTCAGCATGTCGGTCGGGCTGGTGGGCGTGGGCTCAATGAAGTCAGCCACACGCGCAGGATCATCCGGGCAGGCAGCTAGGCCATCCCGGTCAAGTACGTAAGACATGGATTTCTCCTGAATAGGAAAGAGGGGAGGGAATCAGAGGTCAACGATTCTCCGTTTCGGTTTGCCCCTGCCGCGCTCCGGAGCGCGGGTAGGTTTGCCATGCGGCCCGTTCGGCGTGAAACCCTCGCTGAAACGCCCTCGGGAGAAGGCGCTTGGGTGAGGGCTTAGACTGAGGCGGCGTTGTGGCTCTCGACTGCTTTGTTGTACTGGCTGATAAGCAGGTCGATCGGGCTGTCCATCGCGTCGCCAAGCCCGCGCAGCACCTGTAGCTCTCTGATTAGGTGGCCTGGGCCGGTCAGCGCGGCCAGCACGGAGCGCAGGGCTTTCGCATCTACAGTTACTGTTTCCATTTCTTCTTCTCCATGCCCTGAGGGGCGTTATTCCTGCTCAACTTTCGACTGATTGACCTCAAGACCGCGAGATTCGATCACTCGCAAGACGGCCTGGCGGGCAGGGCCGCATGTTCGGTTTAATGCCTCTTCGGCGCCATGATCTTTGACGATCTGTTCTGCAAACCAGTCATTAAGGCCAGGGCCTTTTAAATGGACGGTAGCCATATCTATCCTCTCTGGTTATAGGGTGGCCCGTTATCGGGGGCCAGGCGCGAAGCTGCACTAAAGCGCATTGCAAATAGCATCCGCTTCGATTGATAGCCAGCACGCACCGTTTCGGAAGAGGTGCTGGGCGTTGATGGCGCCGGATGCGATCCCGGCTTTACCCTGCTATGTGAGGGTGCTAGTCGGCGAAGCCGGAGCGTTTAGACATGCCTGTCGTATCTTCCTCGCCTCCCTCGCCACTTCAACTGCTGCGCATCGCCTGCGCGTACTGCTGCCATCACATAGGCGGGCCGGGCTTGATACCGGCTGCGCGAATTGGGCCATTGACGCCTTCCTGATTCTTGCCGACTTGCCGTTGCTGCGTGGCTATTCGCAAGACTCTTTCAGGCCCAAGCAATCAGGTTGTGTCCGCGCTACACAGTCGCACGTCCTTCCGTGCCGCCGCCTATGTGATGGCCCTGCGCCGCAACCAGCGCGGGCAGGGTGTAGGTTTATTGGGACTTCCATAGCGCTTACATGGCAGCCTCCTTCCAGTTATCCGCGACGGTTCTGGCGGGTCGCGTTTCGCCGAGTGATGGTGGCCCCGGTGAAGGGGCGGGGGGGGTTAGTCGTGGCGCAGCTCTTCCGGCTTGTGCGGAAACCAATACGCGCCCGGATGCTCTGGCCCGGTGAGATGAATGAAGCGCCCGTAAAACGAATCGTCATCAGCAAAACCGATGATGCGCATCCCGGCAAAGCTCACGCCGAATTCGTTGGTGTAGGTCACTCTGTCTCCCACCTTGAAATCGCATGGCACAGGTGGCGCCTGGCGCAGCTTGCTGGCGTATTTCTGTACTTCGATCATGGCTTATCTCCTTGTCATCAGTAAGCGCTGGCTCGCAACGCTTGCGGATAACTTCCGGACAGCCCACCCGCTAGCTACTCCCGCCAATTGGCGGCTCTAGGTGATGGGCTGTCGATCAATCAACCCGCGCAGCCTGTAGCCTCCCTGGCGTACTGCGTGGGTCGATAGCCGTCGATCTTGTGTCAGGGGTAACGGGTTGCGCCCTGGGCCTAGCCACCTTTCGGTCATTGGCCTGTTCTATCGCTTGGCAAGTTGTTAAAGAACATCCGGTTTCCCGGTCGCAGCCATTGCTGCTGTATTGCTTGCCTCTCCTTGGCCGTACTAAGTCCGGCTATGCCAAAAACTTTTCTTTGCTTGGGTTTGGCTATGACTCATATTTGGGTCAGTGAGGTCATAATAAACCCGTATTCGGGCTGCTGTCAACCCTGATACGGGTTAATTGTTAAATTAATTTCGAGTTAGGAGTTCGTCCATATCGGTGGACGCCGAAAGAGCCAGCAGCAGAATCGATTGCTGCCCTGAGCCTGGCATACTGCAAAACGGCTCGAAGTCTCCAATGCATATGTATTCGAGTAGTGCGTGAAGCTGGTGATGCTTTTTAATAATTGCTTTGATATCGCCCGGTGTGAACTGCGGCATATCAATTTGTGCCACATCGTCAGTCATGCCAGCCCTCCCAGTGCCATGCAATGAGTATCGTTCCTATTCTGGTTGGGTTACTATTCATTTGCTATGTTCCTCCACGAAGATAGCGGATCAAAAATAACGCCCCTTGAGCTAGACCCTCTTGGGGTGTTTCCTTTTGCTACGACTCAATAATGCACCCCTTACAAATACTGTGCAACCGTACAGTATGTAGCCTTTTCAGGCGTACCGGCTTAAAGCTTTACAGAGCAAGGCGCGCGGCGATTTTAGGTGAATACCCTAGCTTTATCCTTGCTTGCGTCGGAGCGCTACTCACAGCCATTGAATCACCAGCAAGGCGCGACCAATTAACCGAACAGCAGCCAATACATGCAGTTTGCATGTATATTGCAGGCAGTGCTGCGGGATACTCTTCCGCGCATGAAGAGCGAAAAACAACAAAGCGGAGCGGCGCCAGCACCAAAAGGTGCAGGCTTAGAAAAGGCGGACGTGTGGCTGCGCGTTGAGGTCAAGCGCCGACTGGAAGAGATTGCCGCAAGGGAGAACCGATCCGTGAACAAGCAGGCGGTGCATTACATCGAGCAGGGGCTTGCCGGCCTCAGTCCTGAGCAAATGGCTCAGAGGATCGACAGCATCGAATCTAAGCTAGACGAGGTCCTGAGGCGCCTGGCCGAGAAATAGCCAAAAGAAAACCCGCCGGAGCGGGTTTGGGGGCGCTCGAAGCCAGTCTAATTACTGTTCTTGGGCGGCAGGTAGAGCGTAAATTGAACTGGCTTGTTCCCGTAATGCTCAGCGACCTTTTGTCGGAGTTCTCTCATGTTCTGGCAAGGCTTGGCCATACCGATGATCTCATAGCATCGAGAAACCAATTGTCGGACGCCAATATCTTCGGAAAGCTGCTGATGCCACCTCACATCGGGCGGCGGCCTATTGTTCTTTAAGTACTCGGCGACATCTGGGTCCAGGGTGTCATAAATCAGTTCAATTACGAGCTTTCCCCACCACTTCGGCCTGGACTGTAATGGTGTTGTCCAATTGGTGAGGCGCCCGAATTCTTCCCACAGCTCGTCCGGAAAGGTTTTTTCCCACGCGCGAAGCTCTTCTGCGATGAAGGCGCGCAGCTTAACTTGTAATGCATCTTCCGCTCGTTCGTACTGGTACCCAGTAGCCTCGTCCACTAGCGCATCCAGGCCGGTCCGGGTGAGGCCGGACGTTAGGACGGCGCACTTGATGGCGATTTCACGCTGCCGGTCGGTAAGGTGGGCGCCTTGATAAAGCGCCTGAACATAGCCCCTGCAAATGAGTTCAAAATGCTCAGTCGTCAGCCCGAGCCCTTTCAGCTGGGTTCCGGGGATCGAAAACTCGATTAGTTCGGCCAGGATTAAGTCTTTGTTTATAAAAGGATTTAGGGCTGAAACCCCGATGAATTTGGCCAGGTCGCCAGAGTCTGCATTGGCTATGGCCTTGACCGTCGCCCTCAGGGCGATCACGCGCTGTTCAGTGTCCAGCACGTAGCAATCAAGCTGCTCGCCCACCAGGTCTATTCGACCCTTCCATTTGGCGAATGGCGAAGTCATTGGGATTTCGCCATACGTTAAATCGCCGATGCTCCCGGCGGCTTCTCCAAGATTCAAGTCGCTCATTATTTCTCCTCACATCCCCACATCAAACCAAACTCTCGCCGCCCGGACGCCTATTTCTTATTCCAGGCCCGGTTATCACCACGGCATGCGATTTTGCCCGTCTCTAAAGTCTTGCGCATGGCGGACAACTCGTACTTATCCCAAATCCCTACGCCCCATACGGTAACGGTTATTTGGGACTGATTGACGCCGGTTGATTTGATGTCTACCCGCTCAAGTGGGGCGGTCGCCCCTGAGCTACTAAAGCGAACCACGGCGGTCTGATTGTCTGTGTAAACCGAGCCGTTGACCTGCATTCCGATTACCTGCTCGCACTCTCGTCCTTGAGAGTCCGCTAACCGGTGCGCCTCCTGATAAGAGATAGGCACGACAAACGATACCGTTGGGTGATCGCCGCCCTTCTTAATACCCATAGAGCAGCCGACGAGGGAGGCTAGTGCGATAGCCGCTATAGGCGCTTTCATTTCAATCCTTTCGCTGCTTAATGCATGCCAAGTATGCATCGTTGGCGAAATCGGTCACCGCTCGTTGTTGGTTCTGCGGCGTTCGGAATCGAGGGGTTTCGTACGCCCGCACTATGTACTGATGCATAAGGGGCTTTATAAGATCGCTGACCTCTACCTCCATTAGCTCGGCCATTAGTATGCCCTGCTGACGCGATTTCATTACTTCTTGCGCGACCCCGGAAATGCTTTTGCAAGTTTCTGTGCTAGTGCTCGCGGCGGCAGAGCTGGATGCGGCAAGCACGACAAACCAGAAAACCATAGCCCGCATACAGTTTCTTAACATTCACCCCTCCATTTGGTTGCATGCAAAGCCACATTAAATAATATTTAGTTACTTTGGTGCAAAAAATTTACTTGCTCAAGTATTTCTTAGCGTCGGCCAAAAGATAGTCGCGCTCTTTGCTGCTCAGCTTTCGGAACGCATCTAGTAGCTTTTTCTCTTCTGGAGTGATTGCCGGGGAAATTTGAGTCTCTGACGCTAGTACTGGAGGCTGGCTGATATCCATTTTTGGCACGAACAACTGCCACACCTCCAGGCCAAAAGCCTTGGCTACCCCGTCCAGCTTATCAATCGAAATTGCAGAGGCGCCTATCTTGCCGCCGTTGCGTATGCGGTCAAACGTCGATCGGCTTACGCCTGGCGCCGCAGCGCTGGCCGATGCGTTTGACGAATAAACGCCTCCCGGGCCTATAAGCCGGTTCATTGTTTCAGCAAGAATCTTCATAGCCGTATCGCCCATATCTGGGATGATCGCAAAATATTTAACCCTAGTGCGGGTTGCGTTAACTCATATTTGGGTTGATAATAGACCCATGGATCAAAACACAAACATTCTCGCATCGGTAGTCGCCAATCTACGGTTGGTCAAATGGGGGCTGATCCCCCAATTGGCCAGCGATACCGGCGTACCTGAAAGCACGATCAAGAAAATTCGGTCGGGTGAGGTGAAAGACCCGCGCATCAGCACAGTCGAGGCGCTGCACAACTATTTCTCCCAAGAGGCAAATCATGTGTAAGACCCGAATCCGGCAGTCTTATCTGGCCCGGTGTATTCAATGGCTGCGGCAATGTCCTCTATGGCAATCCAAATCACCTGGGCTTGAACTCCATTCTTGCCTGCTCGACTCGACTCTACCGGAATTCGTTTCACACGAGCATGAGGCCCAGACAGATCCATCTCCGAGCAGGCTAATGCAGGCATATCGGAGAATATTTTGTCTGGGTCAGTGCCGATCAGCGCAGCAGCTGCGGAGCCGGGGCGAATGATGACGAGAAATTTCCTCGGGTCTTTCTCCATGGTCAATCCTTTACGAAAAGTTTCAGGTTGTAGGAAATCTGATTCTAGTCCTATTGGGTTGACCGCCTTAATGAACCGTCACCGCGCCAGCCTCACCAGCTCCGATTGCATGGTTCATGACCAGCCGCGCATAGACGCACTCAATGTGATCGTCGGTCGCATCGCCAAAGTAGGCATACGCCAGATCCGCCGCGCGGGCGAACAGTGCGTCGCAAGTTTCTTCGCTCATAGCGCCATCATTGGCCGCTTTCTGGCCAGTGGCAATTCGCATTTTCCGGTTGTTGTTTTTGTCCATGGCGAGACTGTACCCGTCGCCGGTCAAGAAAACACCATTTGAATTGAGGTCTGAAAGATGAATGTACTCGACGCTTTCTATCACACAGTCCACGATTATCCGGGCGGCTCCGAGTCGTTAGCCCCGCGTATGGGCATGACGCCGGCCATCCTGAATAACAAGGCCGACCCCAAGAAAGAGCACAACAAGCCATTGCTGGTTGATGCCGACAACATCATTGGGCTGACAGGCGACTTTCGCGTCTTGCAGGCGCTTGCTCATAAGCATGGATTCCTGCTGGTTAAGGCGCCATCCGGCGCGGGCGATTCCAGCGATATGGCTGTACTAGAGCAGGTGGTTGGTTTGGGTGTTGCAAATGGCCAATTCATGCAAACGATCCACTCCGCTCTTGCCGATGGCCGGGTCGACGAAAGTGAGATGAAACGAATTCGCGCCGCCGAGCGTGAGCTGCAAACGGTTGCCGCTACGGTCACGCAGCGCATGGAAGGGATGGCCGAGTAATGCAAGCCATCATCAACAGCGACGAGTCATTGCAACGATTCATCGGCGATATCCGGGAGCAATACCAGTCCCACCGCTATCTTCGCGCCTCCGTCAAGACTGGCAAGGCCCGCAGTCTGCCTCAAAACAACATCACCCACGCCTGGTATGAGCAGATCGCCCGCGAACTCCGCGAAGACGACGCCCTAGGCTGGAAGTCCTACTGCAAGCTGCACCACGGCGTGCCGCTGCTGCGTGCCGAGGATGGCGAATACCGCGAGATATACGACGACGCCATTAAGGGCCTGGGCTACGAGCAAAAGCTCAAGGTGATGCGCTACTTCCCGGTTACGTCGCTGATGAACAAAGAGCAATTAAGCAAGTATGCCGAGGCCGTACGCGAGGATTTCTATCAGCGCGGCGTGCTGCTGGAATTTCCTACGGAGGCCACATGCTAAAGCGTACCGCCTTCAAACGTAGCGCCCCAAAGAAACGCTCCGGCCACGACAAAGCCATGCTCACGGCCTGCAAAGGCGAACTGTGCTACCTGCGTATACCCGGCGTCTGCATCGGCGGCATGGATACGACAGTGCCGGCGCACAGCAATCAAGGCAGGCATGGCAAAGGCATGGGCAGGAAGGCAGCCGATCAATTCAGCGTACCGGCCTGCCATGCGTGTCATGCAGAGATAGACCAGGGCGGGCGATTCACACGCGAGCAGAAATTCGAGCTTTGGGATCGGGCGTATGCGGCATGGGAGCCGGTGCGCGAGGCGAAGCTGGCCAGGAGGATGGCTGCATGAGTTGGGAGGCCGTCGCATGGGCAATGAAGCAGCCAGTAGGACACTCGCCCGCAAAGTTTGTGCTGGTCGCCATTGCTGAGCGTGCCGGCAAGGAAAACACGGCATGGCCTTCTGTGTCGGCGCTAGTCGAAGCTACCTGTCAGAACCGCAAGACCGTGCTTGCCAACATGCAGCGCCTAGTTGAAATGGGCTACCTGATCGACACAGGCGAGCGCACCGGGCAGACAAAATCTGTTGTTGTTTATCGCCTAAATGAACCTGAAAGCAGCCCCAAAATTAACACTGCTAAGCAGTCCCAAAATCTCCCGGTAGCAGTCCCAAAAGATACACCGCTTAGCTATACCTGTTTTGGTACAGCTTGCGAAGATGAAGCAGTCCCAAAAAGTACGGCAAGCAGTCCCAAAAAGTCATTGAAGCAGTCCCAAAAAGTACCCGAAGCAGTCCCAAAATCCTCTACAGAACCATCAGAACCACCATTAGGAACCACCATAGAACCACCATTACCCGCGAAGCCTGACGGGTTTGATGAATTCTGGAATGCGTACCCAAACACATCGCGGCGTGTTGCTAAGTCGAAATGCCACGATCTCTGGAAAACCAAAAAGCTTGAGCCGGTTGCTGCTGAAATTCTCACGCACGTAATCGCCATGAAGGCTACGAAACAGTGGAAAGACGGCTACGAGCCCGCGCCGCTGACATACCTAAATCAACGCCGCTGGGAGGATGGCTTGCCAGAGCCAGAGGCCAGCACTGGAGCATCACGACATGGAAACTTCGCAAAGCAAGACTATCGGGCAGGCATTGGGGCCGATGGGAGCTTTTAGCGTGCTGGACATCGAAGACCGTGTGTGCGAGACGCACGGCGAATATAAGGCCATGCGCTACAAATTCGGCTGGATCGGTTGCGCTCAGTGCCAGGAAGAAAAGCAGCGGGCCGAGCAGGAAGAGCAGCAACGCCAACAGCAAGCCGAATGGGCACAGCGTCGGCTGCAAAACATCTTCGACCGCGCCGCCATCCCGACACGCTTTGCTGACCGCACGCTGGACGCGTACAAGGCCGAATTGCCAGGGCAGGCCAAGGCGCTCAAGGTCTGCCGCGATTACGTAACAGCCTTTGACGCCGGGGCCGGCACAAGCCTAATTTTCGTCGGCGGCGTAGGGGCTGGGAAAACCCACCTTGCGGTAGGCATCGCCAAGGAACTGATGCAGCGCCACATGACAGCGCTTTTCATGTCCGTCATGGGCGCCGTGCGTAGCGTCAAAGAAACCTACAGGCGTGACAGCGACACCAGCGAGCGCGAAGCCATTGCAAACCTCATCGAGCCTGACTTGCTCATCCTTGACGAGGTAGGCGTCCAGTTCGGCAGCGACACGGAAAAAATGATCCTTTTCGAGATCATCAACGGGCGGTATGAAAACCGGCGTTCCACCATCGTCATCAGCAACCTTGCCATCGAGCCCTTGACCGAGTACCTGGGCGAGCGTGTTGTTGACCGGCTGCGCGAGGATGGCGGCAGGATGGTCGTGTTCGATTGGCCTTCGTATCGGAGGCAGGCGGCATGACCCCCAACGAAATGAACGCCCATTGCGGCCACGCTCCCGCCTATCAAAAAGGCTGCATTCCATGCTCAGTACGTTACATGAAGATGCTCCGAAGCCCGGACAAGCGCCTATCGCGCAAATTGCAGGAAGCGCACCTAGCAGGACTTGCAGCGCCGATAGCGGAGAGGGTGAAGGAGATTTTGAGAGGGGAGAAATGAATGAGCTGGCACTTTTCGCGGGCGCTGGTGGCGGAATTCTCGGAGGCTATCTGCTTGGCTGGCGAACCGTCTGCGCTGTCGAGTACAACGCCTACGCCCGAAGCGTTTTACTGGCCAGACAAAACGACGGAACACTCCCGCCTTTCCCGATTTGGGATGACGTCAGAACCTTTGACGGTGGACCTTGGCGAGGACTTGTTGATGTGGTTTCGGGAGGCTTCCCTTGTCAAGACATCTCTGCCCAAGGAAAGAGGGCAGGGATCGAAGGCAAGAACTCCGGGCTCTGGCGACACATGGCGCGCATCATTGGCGAAGTTCGACCGCGATTCGCGTTCATTGAAAACAGTCCAGAGCTCATTGTTTCCGGACTCGATAGAGTGCTCGCCGACCTTGCCGCAATGGGGTTCGATGCGGAATGGGGAGATATACCAGCGGCCGCGCTGGGGGCCCCGCATCTGCGAAATCGAGTCTGGGTTGTTGCCCACGCCCAGAGTGAGCAGAGGGTACACGAACCCGACTGCTGGAAAGGAGCGGAAAGACTGTCTTACCACGCGAATCCTTGGGAGGCCTGTTCTTGGGATGAGGCCACGCCCAGAGTATGTCGAGTGGATGATGGGCTTCCCCATCGGGTGGACAGAACTGAAAGGCTTGGAAACGGGCAGGTTCCAAGAGTGGCTGCAACAGCATTCACCATCCTTGCCGAGCCGGAATAGGAGGGCCGCATGACCCTAGACCGCCTAACCATCATCCTGCCTTGGCCTGACATGTCGCTCATGCCAAACCGCAAGAACGGCAAGCATTGGGGCAGCACCCAAGCCGCGAAGGTTCGGGCGCGGCAGGATGGGTACTTTGGGGCGAAGCAGGCCATGGGCACCGACTGCGTCAATCTGCCCGACAGAGTCCCGCTAAGCATTGATTTCATTGCTCCTGACCGGCGGGCACGCGATATCGACAATCTGCTTGCCTGCATCAAGCCGCAGATCGACGGCATTGCCCAAGCGTTGGGCATCGATGACAAGCGATTTCGGCCCATCACCATCAACGATGGCCTGGATACCAAAAAACAAGGATTTGTACTCGTGGAGATAGGGGTATGACGGACTTCAAGCAACTGGCGATTGAAAAGCTGGCCACGATGGGCGCCCATGCCCCGGCCGGCGCCACGATAAGGCAACTGGCCGAGATTATCGAAATGGCCACAGGCACAAAGCGCCTGTACTGCATCCGCGAAGGCGCTTTTGTCGAAGCGTTTGCCGTCCCGCCTAAAACGAAGGGGCAACAGTTCAACCTGATGACCCGGAAAACATTCGGCTGGCATCATCCGCGCGCCGCCGAGATCGACCAGGCCCAGCCACCCATGATGACGCCGAACGGGATAGGCAACGACAAGCAGCCCGGCGGCTTTCTTCCAGTCGTACACGGGAGGGCAAGATAGCCATGGAACACATTATCGAAATCGGCTTCGTTTTCTGGGGCCTGGCTATGGCGATTTTCTACTGGCGGGGCCTATGAGCGCAGAACTACCAAGGTGGGCCATGCGCGATCCGGCGAGGGTTTACGAACGGATCGAAGCGATGGAGCAAGCCCAGGCCGCCCGGACGCCAGAGGCCAAGGCTCGCCGAGCAAAAGAACAGATGAACGATTTATTCAAGGAGCCGCCACGTGACAGCGACAACAAATAGCCGCATGGACGGCGACTCACTGCTATGGAATTGGGCTCGCTGGTGCTGGTCAGGCGAGACGGTAGGCAACATGACGCCCTATGTCTCCTGGGAAGACAGCCCTACAGTCATCAATCACGAGCATGCGCGTATCGTGGAAGAAATGCACCGTGCGCTTCCACACCATGAAGGCATGGTCGTAACTGCCGAATATCCACAGAAGAATGTAATGTTCGGGCGCTTTCATGCGCGCGCTCGTGGCGAAGCTGCGCGGCGCTGGATTGCACAAGTGACAGGACTTCGTCTCACTGAGCATGAGTACCTGATGTACCTAGGGCTGTTCAAGAACCAAGTAGAACGGAGGCTGCTTTGAAGTATGCGAAGGAGGTGATCGATTTGCTGGCCGCCTATCCGGGGCGGGAATTCAAGATGATTCAGATCGTTCGTCATGTAGCCGACGGGCATCCGCGCGACCCCAAAGAGTGGGAGCGCATACGAAAGGGAGTCCGGCGTGTGCTTGACAGCCTGGAAGAGTCCGGCCAGGTCGAATGCCAGCAGTCGGACGCGCATACCGGCGGGTTCGCTCTCTATGGCTGGAAACCGGGACATCAAGTATTGGCAAACCGGGACCGAATCCGGGACAATACGTGCAGGGGAATTGCGCCCTGAATTTTCGAAACCTCGCCATGCGCGGGGTTTTTTGCATTTTGTCGTGATGTCGCTGCGCTGGTCATAGTTTAGGTTATTGGTCGCCTTTAAAAGGAGTTGCAGGCGGCACTTGGAATACCGATCGAAGTCGAATTATGCTTGGAAATCTATCCCAAATATTTGACTATGAACTAAATCTTAATGTGCATACTTGATTTTGAGGTTTTTCTGGTGTATTGTTTGGGCTGTCCGTATTTGGACGCAAAGCCATTCAGATGCAATACCAATTAGACGAAAGCCCATTTATTAAGGAACCACATGTCCAAAAGAATCAAACTATCCGCTTATTCCGTCGCGCAGCTTCTAGTTCTCAATGCCAAGCATTATGGCGATGAAAAAGGAAGGGAGACATCACGATACCGGTATACCAAACAGTCGCTGCGCTCGTTAAGTGGCTGGAAGCGCCTATCCGAGCCGTTCATACGGGATATCTCCGACGAAATGTTTGGCCTAGGCTGGACCGTAATTGATCTATCAGATACGGAGTTTGCGGCAATCGAGACTCGTAAAATTTCTGTCTGGCCAAAGCTTGGCATGAGGCGCGTTACCCATCTGGCAAGAGCCGATGATCCCGAAGATGCCATTGATGATGCCTATCACGATATGTTTGAGGATGACACTCAGGCCGATGTGGATGACGATTGATTCTCAAATGTAGCAGCAACGCCGCCTTCGGGCGGCTTTTTATTGGGGTAGTCTATGGCGCAGAGCCAATCCGGCCCATCGATTACCCGGCCAGCACCGCCCCAAGACCTGATCGAGTCGTTATGGGAGCGAGTGCAGCCGGCGCCCGAGCTTGGCCAGTGGGTGCAAGACACCATCCTGGCCGATGACGGGCCGCTGCACAATCCTGATCACGCACACCTTATCGACGCCGACCTGTGCTTCCTGTGGGCATCGAGCGCTTTCACCAAACAGGGCCGCACGGTTGTCGGCCAGGCCGAACAAGTCATGTTTCGCGCTGGCGGATGGCAGAAGGCGCGCCAAGAGCAGCAAATGCGAGACTGGTTCGGCAGGGTGCCGGCATTCATCATCACGCTGGCAGCTGATTATTGCGCCCAATGCAGTGACGCTGAGTTTTGCGCTCTTCTAGAGCACGAAATGTATCACGTAGCCCAGGCGATCGACGAGTTCGGCGCGCCTAAGTTCACTAAGGACGGCTTACCTAAGCTCGCCTTGCGCGGCCACGACGTAAACGAGTTTGTGGGCGTAGTGAGGCGTTACGGGGCCGGGCCTGACGTTGCTCGAATGGTCGAGGCAGCGAAACAGCCACCAGAAGTGGCACAACTGAATATTGCGAGGGCCTGCGGAACCTGCCTACTCAAGTCGGCCTGATTCTTGACTGGCCGCGACGGATAGACGCCTATGGCAGCCCTGACTAGCGAGGTCAAAGCCTTTATCACGCAGGCATTGGCGTGCTTCGACTCACCCTCCCAGGTGGCCGAGGCTGTCAAGAGGGAATTCGGCATCGCGGTGTCTCGCCAGCAGTGCGAGACGCACGATCCCACCAAGCGCGCAAGCAAGGGCCTGGGAAAGAAGTGGGCCGATCTCTTTCACGAGACCCGGGCCAGCTTCAAGGAAGGCAAAGAAGATATCGCGATCGCGAACCGGATGTACCGGCTCCGGGTGCTTAGCCGGATCGCCACGAAGGCTGAGGACATGAGGAACTACGCCTTGGCGATGCAAGCGCTCGAGCAGGCCGCCAAGGAAACGGGTGATGTGTATGTGAACAGAACCCGTGCTGAACCCAAGGAGCCGGACGCACCGACGCCGACGCAAATTGTGTTTGGCGTAGTGGATGCACGCAAGCATGAAGACGATTAGCCCCACGTTGAACATCCCGCAGTCGCAGTTCCTGCAACTGCCACATAAGTTCCGCGCATACGTGGCCGGGTTTGGATCAGGAAAGACCTGGGTGGGCTGCAGCGGCATCTGCGCGCATTTCTGGCAGTGGCCGGGAATCAACCAGGGCTACTTTGCCCCGACATACCCACAGATTCGCGACATCTTCTACCCAACAATGGAGGAGGTGGCGGAAACGATGGGCCTGCGGGTCCAGCTCAACGAATCGAACAAGGAACTGCATTTCTACGAAGGCAGGCGGTACCGGGGCACGACAATCTGCAGGTCAATGGAGAAGCCGCACACCATTGTGGGCTTCAAGATTGGGAACGCACTGATCGACGAGCTCGATGTGATGAAGGCTGAAAAGGCCACCATTGCCTGGCGCAAGATCATCGCCCGGATGCGCTACAAGGTGGACGGGCTGAAGAACGGCATCGATGTGACGACGACGCCAGAAGGTTTCAAGTTTGTTTACCAGCAGTTTGTAAAAGCGGTCCGCGAGAAGCCATCATTGGCGGCGCTGTACGGTCTGATTCAGGCGAGCACGTATGACAACGCCAAGAACCTGCCTGATGACTACATATCGTCGCTGCGAGAGTCGTATCCGCCGCAACTGATTGATGCGTATTTGGACGGCCAGTTCGTCAACCTGACGAGCGGATCGGTCTACCCCGACTTCGACCGGCGCCTGAACCACAGCAGTGCGGTTGAGGCGGAAAACGAGCCATTGCACGTAGGCCTGGACTTCAACGTCCTGAACATGACTGCAACGGTCAATGTGATCCGTGATGACCTGCCGATCACCACGGCGGAATTAACAGAGGTTCGAGACACGCCAACCATGGCCCGCATGCTCAAGGAGCGATTCAAGGACAAGGGCCATGCGGTGACGATCTACCCCGACGCAAGCGGCCAAAACACCAGCAGCAAGAACGCATCCGAATCTGACCTGTCGATCCTCAAGCAGGCGGGCTTTACGGTCCGGGTGAGCTCGAGCAATCCGGCTGTGCGAGACCGAGTTAACGCTGTTAACGCCATGATCTTGAACGACAAGGGCGAACGGCGCTGGAAGGTGAACACAGATAGGTGCCCGACGCTGACCGAGGCGCTCGAGCAGCAAGCCTATGACAAGAACGGCGAGCCGGACAAGAAGACCGGGCACGACCATCCGAATGACGCGCAAGGGTATTTCCTTGTGAACCGCTGGCCGATTGTGAAACGTACCGCCACCCAAACCCCAGGTAGATTCAAATGACCTTGAAGGTAAACGACCAGAGCGCCGAATATCAGGCGGGACAGGAGGATCGCGACCTGGTCGATGCTCTCATGGGCGGCACGACCGCTATGCGGGGCGAAGGCCAGAAGTACCTGCCGCGCTTTGAGATGGAGTGCGAGCAGGACTACAGAAAGCGCCTGTCCTGCGCCACTCTGTATCCGGCGTTCTCCGAAACCGTCAAGAATATGACAGGCAGGGTGTTTTATCGTCCGATAAACCGGGACGAAGTCGCCGAATCTCTGAAGGCGGACATTGAGAATATCGATCTACAGGGCAACGATCTGGACGTGTTCGCCGCAGCCTGGTTCTCTACTGGCCTGAGTTATGGTCTTTGCCATGCGTTGGTAGATTATCCGAAGACCGTGGGGCTATCCTCCCGTGCCGATGGTGTCCTGACGGTCCAGGAAGCGAAGGCGGCCAATTTGCGTCCGTATGCGCGCTTGGTGCGCCCGCATGACCTGATCGGTTGGATCATTGAGAGCCGGAACAACGTCAGCACGCTGGCGCAGGTCCGCCTCCTTGAGGCAGGAACGGTTCGTGATGGCCAGTATGGCGTCAGGTACATCAATCGCGTGCGAGTCCTTGAGCCCGGCAAGTTCTGGGTATGGGAAGAGTCAACAGATGGCAATTGGATTCTGGTAGAGGAGGGGCAAACCAGCCTCTCTCGCATCCCCCTAGTGACGTTTTACACCGGCCGCACCGCCATGCTTCAGGCTAGGCCACCGCTCTTGGAACTGGCCCACCTGAACGTGAAGCATTGGCAAGAGCAGTCCGATCAGGATGCCAGCGTCCGATTCGCCCGCGTGCGAATTGTGTATGCCAGCGGCATGGATACGGAAACGAAACTTTCGGCCTCGGCTGAGTCAGTCATTTGCCTCCCGACGGGCGGCAAGATCGATGTGGTACAGGGATCGGCTGAATCGGTCAAGGTCGGCTCCGATAGCCTGGCGGCGCTTGAGGATCAAATGCGCGAGGCCGGCGCCAAGCTGCTCGTCAAATCGTCGCAGGCCACCAAGGCCGTGGCGCAGGCGAGGTCAGACGCTATTGTGGAGCAATCCGCGCTTGGCGCTATGGCTCAGGGCCTGGAGGACGCAATCGATCAGGTGTTGCAGATCATGGCCGAATATCGAGGCATTGGGGATGGCGGCCATGCCGATGTAAATGACGATTTCGACGCACTGGATGAGCAAGCTGATGGAGTAGATGGCTTGGTCAAGCTGGTGGCAACCGGCGTCCTGTCGGAGGAAACAGCCTTCAACGAGTGCAAGCGCCGCGGCGTGGTGAGCAATGAACTCACATGGGAGGCAGAGCAAGAACGGATCCTAAGTGGAGCGCCGAATGTCATCCCTGCCTGAACAGTTCGCTGATAGGCACGCCGACATCTTGGCACACTCGCGTGGACTGGAACGCGATGCAGCCGTCCACATTGTGAACCTTTCTGGGCAAGTTGCCGCAATCCTGGCAGGAACCAATCTGGCGCGCCTTAGTCGTCGTCAGACAGACTCCTTGATCGCTAAGGTCGTGGCAGCTATCGAAAGCAAGTACGGCGTGATTGCAGGAGCAACGAACAGCGCGGTTGTGGCCATGATGGCTGCAACCTTCCCGAATCTTGCGCGGCAGATTGGGTCAAGGAAACGTACACCGCCGGCCATCGATGCCGTGCTTGTTCTTGGACAGACTGTTCAAGAGGCCTGGAAGACGGCAGCGAGTAGTACCGCCAAGGCAGTTGTAAGAGAGTTGCGCATGTCCATTGCGGCAGAGCGCGCCGTGGCCGACGGGCTGTTCGCCAAGAAAGGGGTCTTTGAGAAATCTGCCAAGAACGCCAGACTGGTCACGCAGGCTGAGGTTCTGGCGGCTGAGACGGCTGTCAAGAAGGCTGCTGCAACCGAAACAAGCCTGATATCAGGGTTTCGGTGGTCTTCCATGTTTGATTCGAAAACGTGCCTCGTGTGCGCGGCGATGGATGGCGAGCTGTTTGACCTGAACATGGTTGCCAAGAATCCAGATGTCCGCGCAGTAGGTGCGTCTCCTGCTCATGGGCACTGCCGATGCAACATGATCCCCGAACTTGCCGAAGATGGTCCAGCCAGCGCAATTCCAGGTCCTGATGGGAAGGTAAGCCGCGGCATGGATTTTGAGGAATGGATCGGCAAGAAGTCGAAGCGGTACCAAGAGGCATATTTCGGTCCTGGCAGGTACGCGCTATGGAAACGCGGCGATATCACTCTAAATGACCTGATGAATGGGCAGGGCAGGATCATCACGCTTGCTGAGCTGAGAGCCAAATACGGCGAGTGATCGCTATTGACCCGCTTCGGCGGGTTTTTCTTTCGACCGTCCTAGGCAACTGAGGGCGGTTTTTCATGCCCGGACGCCGGATGGCCAGGGCGCAACGCGGCGGATGTCGCATCAAGGCCGGATGGCCGAAAAGGAAGCAAATCATGCCTTTGAAACTGGTTGAAGTTGATGGAAAGCAGTACGCCGAAGTGCAAGACGGCAAGCCCGTGTGGGTCGAGACCGATGGCAAGGAAACCGCCTTTGATATCGAGGGCACGCGCACGACAATCTCTCGCCTGAACGGCGAAGCGAAGTCCCACCGCGAGCGAGCCGAGGCCGCCGAGCGCATAGCCAAAGCCTTCGAGGGAATCGAGGATCCTGCCGCCGCCCTCAAGGCACTAGATACGGTGAAGAACCTGGATTCCAAGAAGTTGATTGACGCTGGCGAGGTCGAGAAGGTCAAGGCCGAGATCGGCAAGGCCTACCAGGCGCAACTTGATGAAGCCAGCGGCAAGATCAAAGCCTACGAAGACCAGCTCTACGCCGAGAAGATCGGAGGTGCGTTCGCTCGCTCCAAGCTGATCGCCGAAAAATTCGCCATTCCGGCTGACATGGTGCAAGCTCGCTTCGGCCAGGCATTCAAGGTCGAAGATGGCAAGACTGTGGCGTACGACGCCAATGGCAACAAGATTTTCAGCCGCGCGCGTCCGGGCGAACTGGCCGACTTTGATGACGCGCTGGAAACACTGGTGGACCAGTATCCCTACAAGGAGCAGATCCTGAAGGCCTCCGGCGGGAAGGGCGGGGACGCGCCCGGTGGTGGTGGGCGCCAGACGCAAAAGGGAAGCTTCGGCGGTACGCCTGACGAACGCAAGGCCGCCATCGCATCGAAATTCGATATGTCAGCCCTCTGAATAGAGGGCCGTTCCTGGCTGTGAGCTCGGATGGGCTCAAGCGACTGAGGCGGATGCCTCGCAACTCCATTTTGCCCATCCGGGCGCAATTCTTCAGACGAGGTAAATAATGGCACTGTCCAACATGAAGGTCTTCAGCCAGTACATCAAGCACGCGACCATCGAGACGCTGGCGCAACTGGTCAACAAGTTCAACGCCGCCAGCAATGGCGCCATCCGCCTCACTACACAGGGCGTGGATGGCGATTTCTTGCAGGAGTCCATCTGGAAAGGCCTGCACGCGGCTCAGCGGCGCGTGGATCGCTACGCCGCCAACGGCGACCAGTCCGCCACCGCTCTGGCCCAGTTGCAGCAGAATTCCATCAAGATCGCCGGCGGTTTCGGCCCGATCCTGTGGGAGCCGGCGCAGCTGACGTGGATCGAGAAGGATCCCGCTGAGGCGCTGGAGGTCATCAGCCGCAACCTGGCCGAGGCCATCGTCGCCGACCAGCTCAATACGTCGGTTGCGGCCCTGGTGGCAGCCATAAGCAATGTCGCGGCAGCGACCAATGATGTGTCCGGCACTGCCGGCATCACCTACAGCGCTATCAACTCCGCCCACGCGAAGTTCGGCGATGCGTCCAACAGCCTGGTGGCGCAGGTCATGACCGGTGAGGTGTTCCATAAGCTCATTGGCCAGAACCTGACCAACGCCCAGCACCTGTTCAACAGCCAGTCGGTCAACGTGATCGACATCCTCGGCCGCCCGGTCATCGTGACCGACGCGCCGGCGCTGTATTCGGCCGCTGTCACCGATCCGGCGGCGCCGGCCAAGCAGCGCGTGCTGAGCCTGGCCGACTCGGCCGCCATCGTCCACGACGGCAGCGACATCGTCACCAACGTAGAGTCCAGCAACGGCAAGGATCGCATCGAGACGACCTTCCAGGCCGACTACACCTTCGCGTTGGGCCTGAAGGGCTACGCCTGGGACATCGCCAACGGCGGCAAGTCCCCGACCGATGCCGAGATCGCCACCGGCTCGAACTGGGACCAGTTCGTGACGAGCGTCAAGCACACGGCTGGCGTCATCACCATCGGCGACGCCTCGAAGTAACCCATACGGGCCGGCCGTAAGGCTGGCCCATCAGGATAGATCATGGAACAAAAAATCGCATATGAGTTGCATCCGGTGAGCCCGGAGCGCAAGGCCGACCTGCGCGCGCAAGGCTACAAGATCATCGACGCACGGTTTGCGCCAAAGGATCACGCGACGGAATCCAGCAAGCAGGACGGTGAGAAATCGCTGACAGTGGCGGAGCTGCGCGAGGCGCTGGTCGAACGGGACATCGAATTCGACCCCAAGGCGAAGAAGGCCGAGCTGCAGGCACTGCTGGATGCCAGCGAGCAGGACGGTAAGGGTAAAGAATGAGCATCATCACTCTGACGCGAGGTGGCCGGGTGATCGATGCAAGCCCGCAGGCGGCCGACGCCCTGCGCCGCCAAGGCTGGGTCGAGGTTGCTGGCTCTGGCCCTATAGCTGTCGTGGCTCCGCGGCCCGCCGTCATTGACCAGACCAAGCCTAAGCGGAAGACCAAAAGGGGATGACGTGAAGGGGAAGCCGAATAGCAAGCCGCCCAAGCTGGAATTCAGCAAGATCACGCCGCTTCAAGACTACTACGACGATGGTTACGGCAACCGCTACAGCGTGGCCAAGCTGCTCGATGACGCCAAGGATTTGCAGGTTTTCGACTGCCCTCTGGCTGCCCTCGATCTGACCGGCGAGATTTGGCAGGGCAGCAATATATTTCACCTCGCGTGGCACGTAAAGAAGTGCATGATGGCTGACCTGGATGCCCCGATTCTGCTGGACTGGAATGGTTGCATCGCTGATGGTCGCCACAGGGTTATCAAGGCTATTGCGATGGGCAAGCGAACTATCAAGGCGCGGCGCATGACGTGGCGCCCGGCGCCTGACAGTACGGAGAACTCAAGCAATGAGCCTAACCGAGCTTCTTGATTTCTTTGCTCCGGCGCTGACCGCGACCGAGCAGGAAAGGGCCGATGCGCTGGCGATAGCCGAAAGCCGTCGTCCGTGGTGTCTGTCTGAGACTGAGCAGGATGAGGCCCAGGCGCTTTATGCGGCGTGGCTGCTAAGCCTGAACGCGCAAGCCAAGGTGACCTCCGTCCGCGAGGTGGGTGTGATCAGCGAGAAAGAAGGTGACCTAGCAAAGACCTACGGTAAGGCCGAGGATGGACTGGATGCCGGCGGCTTCAAGGCCCGCTATGACGCGATGGCCCGCCGCTGCTCGGCCAGATTCCACCGAGGGGCGTGTGCAAAATGACAGTCAAGGTGATCGATCACGGCCTGGACAAGCTGATGCGCGAGACGCATGAGCTGGCGTCGCTCGAAATCGCGTCCGGGATCCTGCCGAAGAACTTCGATGATGCCTACGACAACGGCATGACTGTGGGCGAGGCGGTCATCATCCAGACATACGGTACGTCCAAGATTCCAGCTCGAGACTTTATGGGCGGCACCGCCGATGCCTACCGCGAAAAAGCCGGACAGGTCATGCAGACGCAAGCCGAGAAGGTGATGGACGGCACGTTGACGCCGGCGGCCGCTGCCGAAGAGCTTGGGAAGTGGTTCCACGGCCGGATCAATGCCCATATCGACAATGGGCCGTGGGCGCGCAATGCGGCGTCCACCATCCGGAAGAAGGGCCGTGACGAGCCGCTGAAAGACACGAAGAAGCTCTACAACGCCATTGACCATGAGGTGCGCAAGAAATGAGCTTCCGTACCCCGCAGACCATCATCCCGCGCTTGCCGGGCCAGTACGTCAATGGCAAGTGGCAAGACGGCGCCGACGGCGAAGCCTTCACTGTCCAGGCGTCAGTGCAGCCCGCCCAATCCGGCGATTACGACCAGATGCAGGCCGAGCAGCCGGGGCGCCGGGTAGAACGCATGGTGCGCATCTACACCGATGCACGGCTGACGGCGGCAGGCGAGGACAGCACCAACGGCGATTCGCTGGTTTGGGAGGGCAATCGGTACCTGGTGGTGGCGATGTCGCCCTGGCGATCGACGGCTCTCAAACATTACCGATACCTGGCCGTGCGGACGGCATTGCCATGATCCACGACGATTTCTACGCGCTGTTCTCTGGGCTGCTCGCTGAGCCGCTGGTGTTTGCCAACGGCAACGGACCACGCCCCGCCGAGCAGTTCTCCACCATTCTGCTGACGCCCGGCGTTCCGCAACCCGTGCAGCACGGACAGGTCGATGATGACGGCAACCGCAAGTCCTTTGCGTCCCGCGTGGTTGAAGTGCAGATTCAGTGCTATGGGCCTGGCGCATGGGGTAGGGCGGACGCCTTCTCGCTGCGCATTCACAGCGAAGCCGCCCAGGACGCCAGCGAAGCCCTGGATATCGGCGTTCTGAGTGTGGATCGCATCCAGGATGTTCCGGCCGTGGTCGATGGCGCCCGCTACGAGGAGCGCGCCATCGTTGATCTGACTTGCCACTACGTCGGCAGCTATGTCGAGTGGACAAGCTGGATTGAGGCCGTGCAGGGCACTCTCCATGTTGGGGATTCGCCCGCGGTGCCCATTGCTGCACCCTAAAGAATTCTTTTTATCCATAGCCACCGTCTGGGTGGCTTTTTTCATTGGAGCCACCTATGGCCAAACTGGACCGGATCGCCAATGTCGTGATTTCCCTCGGCACCCTGGCGATCGACGAAAAATCCTTCAACGATATGTTGATCCTGGGCAGTCATGTCCTGTCCACCAACCGGGTGCTGGTCATTACCGGCGCCGACGAGCTGCTGGATATGGGCCTGCCCGCCACGGATCCGCTGTACTGGGCGGCGCGCGACACCTTCAGCCAGACCCCACATGTCGCGCAGTGCTATATCGGTCGCCGCCAGGTCGACGGCGCGACCGTGACCGTCACCAAGGCCGCAGTGGCGGAATACTCGATCACGCTCAAGTGGCGCGATGGCACTGGGTCCCAGCAGTCTGCCAAGGCGACCTACGCGGGCTTGCAGGCGGACGACGAAGCGGATATCGCCACCGGCTTGGCCGCTGCGATCAACAGCACGGCTGCGCCGGTGACGGCGACCGCCACTGCTGCGGATATCGCGCTGGTCAACGATGTGGCTGGCGCGCCGATGGCGCTCAGCGTGGTCGGGAACCTGGACTTGGTCCTGGCCGCCAGCACCGAATCCGTCACTGCCGCACTGGCTGCCGTCAACGGCGAGATGTCCAACTGGTACGGCCTCGTGCTGACCAGTCGTGTCGTGCAGGACGTGAAGGATGCCGCCGCCTGGACTGAAGCGAACGAAAAGCTGTTTTCCACGGCGTCCGCTGATCCCAACGTCATCGATTCGGGATCCACCAACGATATCGCCGTTTTCTTGATGGAGAACCAGTACTTCCGCACGGCGCCGATGTTCAGTAGCAGCGCGGCGACGCAGTATCCGGAAGCTGCACTCATGAGCAATCGCTTCACCTACTACGCCGGGCAGGAATCCTGGGCCAACGTGCAACTGGCCGGCGTCGCCGTCAGCGACCTGCAAGAAGGCGAATACATCACCGCCAAGGGTAAAAACGTCAGCACCTTCGAGATGTTCCGCAATTTCGCGGTCACGCAAGGCGGGCGTGTTGCGGCGGGCGAGTGGATTGACGTCATCCGGCTGCGCGACCAGCTGGCCGAGCAGATCAAAGTGGCCGCCGTGGGCGCCATCGTGCGGGCGACCAACTCGACCGGAAAGGTGCCCTATACGGACGACGGCATTCAGCTGATGGCCAATGCCATTCGCGATCCCTTGGATCTGAACGTGCGCCGCGGCGGCATCGCGCCGCCCGAGTTGGACGAGAACGACCAGGTGATTCCGTCCTACACCGTCGGCGTGCCGCGCGCGAGCCAAGTCCTCACCAACGACAAGGCCAACCGGGTGCTGCGCGACCTGAAATTCACCGCCCGCCTGGCTGGGGCCATCCACGTGACCGAGATCAAGGGATCTCTGGTCTACGACTTCTAAGGAGCACTGAGAAATGGCAGAAGTGAAAACCTATTCGCCCGACCGGGTGAAGGTCATCGTGGGGGTGGCCGCGCTATCGGGCTTTGCCGACGGCACGTTCGTGGACATCGAGCCGCTGGGCGACGGCATCACGAGTGAGTCGGGTGCCGACGGGGAAGTCGTTCGGGCCATGAGCCTGGACACGCGGCACGCGATCACCGTGACCCTGCAACAGTCCAGCCGCAGCAACGACATCCTGTCCGCGCTGCATCTTGCCGATCGTGTGTCGGGCGGTGAGGGGGCGGTTCCAGTGGCTGTCACCGATCTGCGCGGCACCACGCTTTTCGGTGGCACCGGCTGGGTCGTGAAGAAAGCCAAGGCGACGTTCTCCAAGGGCCTGGAGGCTCGCGAATGGACGCTTGAAGCCGCTGGCGAGTTCCATAACGGAGGTACCAATTGATCAAGCCCACCGAAGTCACCATCAACGAGACGACCTTTCTGATTCAACCGCTTGACGCCTTCGAGGCCTTGGCGGTGTTCGGAGACCTGCAGAAGGACATCCTGCCGGCTGCCGGCGGCCTGGTCGGTCTGCTCGGCGGCGAAGCCAGTGAAGCGCGGGACGAGGCGGCAATGGCCGAGGCGATCGCCAAGCTCTCGCGGTCGCTGGATGGCAAGCAGCTCACCGCCTGGGCCAATCGGCTGCTGACCAAGGACAACATCTCGGTCGAGATCAACGGCAGTCTGATGCCACTGGACGCCGCCGCTAAGTCCATGGCCTTCAAGGAATTCACCGACATCCTGGAACTGCTGTTTCACGTCATCAGGGTGAATTTCGCCAGCCCTTTGGCTGGTTGGCTCAGCCGGCTTGGACTGGGCCAGAAACTGGCGGCGGCCGGCCTGTCGGGCGCTATCGGCCTGAAATAGAGGCTGAATTCCTGGTCTGGCGCCCGATCCTGGCCGGCAAGGTCACGTTAGGCGAGGTTCGGCGCTGCGAGGTCGGGCTGACCGACCTCATCAAGCTCAATCACCTGCTGGACGCGCAGGCCGCCGCGGAAGCGGCCGCATATGAGAAGGGGAAATAGGCATGGCGATTGTCAGGGAGCTCGTGACGCTGCTGCGCTACCAGGTGGACCGCGCCGGCCTGACCGATTACGCCAAGAAGGCGCGCACGGTCGGCCAGCAGGTGTCGGGCGTGGGCCGGGCCGCCATGCAAGGCTGGCGCGAAGGCGTCAATCAGGCGCTGGCCAGCTACGGCCTGGTGCCCGGCAAGGTCATCCAGGGTATCCGCGAGCAGCGCCGCCTGAACCGCGAGCAGCGCCAGTCGGCGCGAAACGTGAAGGAGATCGGCGGCGGGTACACGGCGCTGGCCGGGTACATCCGTGGTGCGCTGGCCTATGTCGGCGTGACGGCCACGGCCGGCTTGGCCGATGAATGGTCGGGCGTCGAGGCGCGGATCGGCCTGGCCACCGATAGCATCGAGGATCAGCGCAAGGCCCTCGTCCGGTTGTATGACAGTGCGCAGGATGCCGGCCAGGACTATCTGGCCACTGGCGACTTGTTTACCAGCGTCAGCCGCAACCGCAAGGAACTGGGTCTGGGGCTGGATCAGTCGCTGCAGCTGACCGACACTATCGGCAAGCTGCTGACCATCGGTGGCGGTTCCGCCGGCAGCCAGCAGGCGGCGCTCACGCAACTGGGCCAGGCCCTGGGATCGGGCGTGCTGCGCGGCGACGAACTCAATTCCATCTTGGAGCAGGCGCCACGCCTGGCACAGGCCGTGGCCGATGCCTTCGGTGTATCGGTCGGCGAACTGCGCAAGCTCGGCCAGGAGGGCAAGCTCACCAGCAAGGCGCTGGCCGATGGTCTGTTGAAACTTGGCGAGAGCATCAACGAAGAGTTCGACCGCATGCCTAAAACCTTCGGACGCGGCGGCACGCTGATCCGCAACGCCTGGGGCCGGATGATCTGGCAGGTCAACCGCGCCAGCGCGGCCAGCGAAGGCTTCTATGCTGTCTCCAAGCTGATCGCCGAGAACATGGTGGCCATCGTCAAGGTCGGCGCCATGGCGTTGCTGGCGGCCGGCGTGGTGAAGCTGTTGCCGCTGCTGAAAGCAATGCGTGGCGCCTCGATGGCTGCGCTGTGGCCGTTCCTGCGCATGTATGCCATTTTGGAGGCCATCCGGCTGATTGGCGACGACGTGCTGACCTGGTTGCGCGGCGGCCAGTCGGTGCTAGGCGGAATTATCGGGCGGTCGGAAGAATGGAAGGCCCAGGTCGATTGGGTGAAGGGCGTCCTGGAGAGCGTGAAAAATCTGATCGGCGATGCCAGCCTGTCCGTGGGCGAGTTTGCCAAGAAGTGGGGGACGGTTGGACTGGTCATCGCGGGCATCGTGATGCTGATCGGCTGGATTCCGACAGCGATCATCGCCGTGGCGCTGATCATCATTCGCTATTGGGTTGACATTCAAAAAGCTGGTGAGGATATTTGGAAGGCATTCACCGACGGCGCCGCGCAGTCATGGGCCGAGGTCAAGGCCAGTTTCCAGCGGCTGCTCGATTGGTTCGTTGAGAAGAAGAATGGTCTGGTGGGTTTTTTTGATGGGCTGGTGCCGGACATCTTCAAGGGAGACAATCCGGGCCCTGGCGCTGCGACTGTTCAACGATCTGGGGCCGCTTCGATTTCAGCTCAAGATAACCGCCAAACCACCATCACGATACAGGGCGTGGCGGGCAATCCGGCAGCCGTTGGCCGAGCCGCAGAGGCCGGCGTGCAGCGCGGGTACGGATCTGCGGTGCCTGTCGTTCCACCTGGTTATTTGACCCCTAACGTGGAAGCTATGCCTTAGAATGTCATGAAAACTTACATTCAAGGGTGGGTGACATGAAGATTTTGGCCGGAGAATTTAAAAACAAGGCATGCTCAATAGATGCTAGGAATTTCATCTTCGAAGGTTTTTTGTCGAAAGAGAAAGTTCCCCTGACGGACATTGTTGCATTCGAGATTGAGGGCCAGGAATCAAAGACCTCTGGTGGCCTTGGGACGGCAGCGGCCGGAGGTTTGTTGTTCGGCGGTGTTGGCGCAGTAGTCGGCGCCGTAGTCGGCAGGGGATCAAAAACAGACACCACAGCCGGAGTGACTCTTCTTGATGGCCGGCGATTCATGGCGAAGTTTTCCGGTTCAGATGTGGATTACATTCGAGCCGCGCTTTTCGAGGTTCAGGATAAAACCGTGGACGAGAGAAGGGCGGAGCAAGCTGCGCGAGTGGCCAAGGCTGCGCGCAAGAAGGAGGTCACAAGGAAGGCGATGATGTGGTCTCCGCTTGTGCTGATTGCGGCTTGGCTTGTGCTATCAAACGTCTAGACTCAAGCCTCAAGCACTGTACCCAGCCAATACTTGCCTCAAAGGTCTGCCCCTGTAAACTCTTGTAATGAGTTCGATTATAGGAGAGACAGGGAATGATAGATTTTTATATTACGAGCGTTCGGTATTCGGGTGATGGCGCATCTATCGAAAAGGTGAGGATTGCAACCCGCAATGAGCCAATAACGGGTAAAAAATCCATTGGCGCGGAGTCGATAGTTCCGGCTAAATTTGTTAGGGATTTAGTTCGGAACGGAAAACTAGAGATATGGACAGCAACTATCGAGAAGAACAAGACCGGCTCAACGTACAGGCGTGGAGCGAAGGTCTTGTTGTACGGCGATAAGTTCATAACCACCAGTCCGAATAGGACCGAAAGAGATAACCTAGACGAATTACCTGAGTTCTAGGGTTATAAAAGCCGTTCAGTGCGGCTATTTTTAAGCGTGGGCAGGCTCTCGAAATGACACAACGGCAGGTCGGGGCTTTTGCTCTGCCTGCCACAGGTCGTACTGAGCCTGCATATTGACCCACATTTCAGCGCTGGTTCCGAGCGCATCGCGAAGACGCAAGGCCATGTCCGCCGAGATGCCGGCCGAGCCGTTGAGGATGCGGGACAGCGCAGTACGGGTGACGCCCAGGCGTTCCGCCGCCTCTGTGACGGTCAGGTCGCCCAGGAATTCGCGCAGTGCCAGGCCTGGGTGTGCTGGGTTGTGCATACGCATGGTGTTCTCCTAATGATAGTCCTGATAGTCCACCAGGATGGCGTCAACGCCTTCGAAATAAAAGGTGAGGCGCCAGTTGCCGCTGACCGACACGGACCAGTGATCCTGGACTGGTTGGCCTTTTGGATTGTTGCCAGAGAGCTTGTGCAGCTTCCACCCCGGAGCATTCATATCCTGAGGGTCGATTGCCGCGCTTAGGGTCGTCAGCTGTACGTGCAGCCGCGCTGCGTGCTTAGCTTGGATGCCGGCCTTTGATCCCGTCTCGAAGAAGGCTTGGAGGCCTTTATGTCGGAAGCTCTTAATCATTTGTGTAGTGTATAGCATCGCTACACGAAAAACAAGCTAATTTCATTCCTGGGCTCGCTTCGACGGACCTTTTTCATGAGCATAAGAAATGGCTTTCCTCTCCCTCCTGTTCAACCTGGGCAGCCCGCAGACCATGATCGGCAGCGTCCCGCTGGACGCGCTGCTGACCGAAGACACGGAGCTCACGGCCAACGTCAGCGCCTACCCGGTCGAGGACGGTCAGCCGGTGACCGACCACATTACCCGAGAACCCGAGCGCTTGGCGCTATCGGGCGTGGTGACGGCAGCGGGCGTTTTGCTGCTGGGCGCCGGCGGCCGCTCGAAGCTAATCCAGACCAAGGAGGCCCTGCGCCAGATCCACGAGCAGCGTCTGCCGATCACGGTCGTTACGGGCATGGACATCTACACCGATTACGGCATGACCAATGCCAAGATCGGCCGCACCAACCAGGGCGAACAGATCACCATCACCTGCGAGTTCCAGAAAATCCAGAAGGTCAATCTGCGCCAGGCCGACATACCGCCGCAGAAAGCCCAGGGCAGCGCCAAGGGCAAGGCCGGGCAGACGGCGGCCAAGGGCGGTAAAACCAGCACCGAGTCGGGCCAGGTTGAGCCGCCATCCGACCTGGCCAGCCGTACGGGGTGGGGCAAATGATTCGAATTCCCATGCGAGACCAGAACAGCTTCGTGATCGAGGCAGGCCTGGAGGACGTGACGTTCTTCCTGCGCTTTGACTGGAACAGCGAGGCCGGCATCTGGGTGATGGGTGTCGCCAATGCCAGGAACGAGGATGTGATCCGCGGCCTGGCGCTGGTGCCCAACACGCCGCTGCTGGAGCAGTTCCGGCACTTGGCGGTTCCGGCCGGCGAGTTCGTGGTCTATGCCGACGACGACAACCTGCTGATCGGCCGCGAGACGTTCCTGACGGGGGCGGCCGCACTCTATTATCTGACGGAGGCCGAAGTTGCCGCGCTTCAATCGTGACTATCGACTGCTGGTGGGCCATCCAGGCCAGAAGGGCGTGGAGATCGTGCCGCCCATGCGGATCACATTCGAGGTCGACAAGGACACCAAGGAAGAACCCAACGCCACCAAGATTCGGATCTGGAACCTGGCCAAGGACACCCGGGATGCAATGGAGGAGCCCGATACGGTGGCGGCACTCTATGCGGGCTACGCCGAGGAAGACGGCCCGCTGCTGCTTGCCTACGGCACCGTGGCCGAGGCTTGGACGTACTTTGACGGTCCGGACGTGGTGACCGAGCTCGAGGTGCTGGACGGCTATGCAGCAATCCGTGACACCGTGGTGAGCCTGGGCTATGGACCGGGGGCGCGGGCCAGCACCATCGCCGGTGATCTTGCCGGACAGATGGGTCTGCGCCTGAACATGGCCGACGACGTCCCGGATCGCGTCTGGCAGAACGGCTACAGCTACTACGGCGCGGCTCGCGTGGCGCTGCACAAGATCGTGCAGGGCACAGGCTTGGAGTGGTCTATTCAGAACGGCGAGCTGCAGGTTATTCCGCGCCTCGGCACCACGCCGCGCCAGGCGTTCGTGCTGGCGGCCGACAGCGGCCTGATCGGGTATCCGGAGCGCATGCGCAAGGGCGCCCGCGAGAAGGCCCGCGTGAAGGACCAGCGCAGCGGCGATAACAAGGACATCGTCTCGGCCCGGCAGCAGATCGACGGCTGGAAGGTCAAAAGCCTGTTGCTGCCCACGCTGAATCCCGGCGACCTGGTGAAGCTGGAAAGCCGCACGGTTGAGGGGTGGTTTCGAGTCGAGAAGCTGCGGCACACCGGCGACTGGGGTGGCCCGGGCGACTGGCAGACCGAATTGGAAGTGGTGGACCGCAATGCGCCGCCGCGGAAGAAAGGTACAAGATGAAGGAGCTCATACAAGCCGCGCTGGCGGAGATGAATGTCTGCCTGCCGGGGGTCATCGTGGCCTACGACGGCAAAACCGCCACGGTGCGCCCGGCCGTGCCCAAGCAGTTGGCCAACGGTCAGACGCTGGCCGCGCCGCAGATCGTGCAGGTGCCGGTGTGCTGGCCGATTGCCGACGGCGGCAAAGCCATGGTTACGGTGCCGCTCAAGCCGGGCGATCCGGTAAAGCTGAATTTCAGCCAGCGCAGCCTGGAAAACTGGTTGTCAGGATCCGATCAGGCACCGGACGACCCGCGCCAGTTCGACCTGTCCGACTGTTTCGCCACGCCGGTCATGCGCCCGGGGCCGGTGGCAGATACTGAGAATGTCTGCATCCAGTACGGGCGTGGCACCATCAAGCTGGCGCCCAGTGGTGACCTGATCATCAACGTGCCCACCATGACTGTGAATGCTGAGCAGACCACCTACAACAGCCCGGTCACCATCAACGGCCTGCTGACATACACCCAGGGCATGCGGGGCTCGGGCGGCGAGGGCAGCTCGATCAGCATCATGGGTGGAGCGGCTTTCAATGGCGGCCAGATCACGCACAACGCCAAGAACATTGGCAGCGACCACAAGCATGGCGGCGTGGTCGCTGGCGGCGACGAATCGGACGTTCCGGTATGAGCATCGACATCAAACTGGGCCTGGATCACGACCTGGCTCTGAGCAAGAGCAGGGACCTGGTGCTCGTCGACGGCGCCGCCCGCGTGGCGCAGCAGATCAAGATCACGCTTCTGACCTTTCTGAGCGAGTGGTTCCTGGACGATACCTGGGGGGTGCCGTATCTGGAATCGATCATGATCAAGAGCCCCAGCCGCGCCCAGGTCGAATCCATCATCCGCGCCAAAGTGCGTGACGTGCCAGGCGTGACTGGCGTGCCGACGGTCCAGATCGAGATCGATTCACGGACGCGCCAGGGCCGCATCACGCTGCCCGGCATCCAAACCGACGAAGGCCCGATCACGGTCAGCGTCACCCGATAGGAACCATAGATGGCAAATCAGTACGGTGTAACCCCGGCGGGGTTCGTTCGCCCGCGGCTGCCCGAAGTCCGTGTCGAGATCATCGAAGCCCTACGGGCGAATCTACGCGCCAAGGGGCTGCCCGACGACATCGAGACTCGCCCGGACTCCGTCATGGGCGTGCTGGTCGATACATTCGCCGACCGCGAAGCGGCGTTATGGGAGATGGGCGAGGGCGTTTACTACGCCATGTACCCGGGCTCGGCAAGTGGCACATCGCTGGATCGGTCCGTCGCGTTCTCGGGCGTCTCCCGGCTGGCCGCTGAGCGATCCAAGTGCTACGTGATCGCCTACGGGCTTCAGGGTACGCCCGTGCCGGCGGGCGCCCAGATTCGTAACCGGGTGACCCAAACGCTGTGGGAGACCGCGCAGAACGTGACGATCAGTGGCCTGGCTGCGGCAGATATCCGTCTCGTGCCGGCCGTGCAGAACAGTGCCACGTACACAGTCACGGTCAACGGCGTGGACTACAGCTACACCAGCGACGCCGTAGCGACCATCGGCGACATCTTGGCCGGCCTGGTTGCGGCCTTGGCGGCCGGCCCCATGCAGGTGTCCAGCGATGGTTCGGCGATTCGGCTGCTGGCCGTGGATGTTGGCGAGGCGTCGGTGAGCGCCACCGCGAACCTGTCGATCGCAACGCTGGGCAGCCGGGTTTTGGCGCAAACCATCGACCCGATGGCGGAAGAGGTGGCACCAGGCGATTTGGACACCATCGTGACACTGGTAGACGGCTGGCAGGCGGTAAACAACTTGGTGGGTGGATCCGTAGGCCGCGGCACCGAAAACGACGCCGAGCTACGCCGGCGATACCAGACCGGGGTATTCCGGTTTGGTGCGGCTACGCTGCCCAGCATTGCGCCGAACATCGAGCGCGAGGTTTCTGGCATCCGCGCTATCAAGGTGTTCCAGAATGACACGGACGAAGTGGTTGATGGGCGCCTGCCGCACAGCCTGCATGTCGTCGTCGACGGCGGCATCGAGGAGGAGATCGCCGCCGCCATTTACAGGTACAAGGCCGCGGGCATCGACACGAACGGCGCCATCGAGAAGACCGTGGCCGCGCCCGAAGGTGATCAGTTGATTCGGCTCGACAGGCCGACCCCGGTCTACGTCTGGGTAAAGGCCGCGCTGACCCTGCTGCCGGCCCCCGAGCAGCCCTTCCCGGTAGATGGCTTCGAGCTCGTGGCCGAGTCAATCAACACCACTGGTCAGGCCCACGAGATCGGCCAGGACGTGATCGTGCAGCGGTTTTTCTCTGGTATCTATCAGACCAAAGGTATTGCCGAGGTGGATCTGCAGCTTGCCTTCGCCAGCGATCCCGGAATCACTCCGGCGCCCGGCGATTATTCGGCAGCCAACATCACCATCGACGACATCGAACGTGCGATGTTCGATCCCAGCCGTATCGAGGTGACGTGATGGATCTCCAGCAGCAACATGCGGATATAGCCTGGGGCAACTTCCTGGCGCAGTACGGCAGCAGCCCGCGCCTGGAATCGGTCGTGCGTGCCCTGTATGCGCCGGCGCAAGGACTGCAGGGTGCGCTGCGGCAACTATTCGAGGGTCGATGGCTGGACACGGCCGTCGGCCGGCAGCTCGACGGCATCGGCGAGATCGTCGGCCAAGCCCGTGAAATCGCGGACACCGTCTACGTCAAGTTCTTCGGATTCGATGGTCAGCCCGGCGCTTTGGGCTTCGGCCAAGCACGGTTCCGGCGCAGCTACGAAAAGGCGGTTTCGGGATCGACCCGCCTGCTCGATGCCGAATACCGCAAAGTCCTGTACTGGAAGATCGCCGTCAACAACGGGCACGGCACGGCACCCGAGATCATCGCCGCGATCCGCCCGATCTTCGATGTCGCATATGTCCGAATTAAGGATGCCGGCAACGCCAAAGTGAGGATCTGGATCAGCAAGATCCCGGGGCCCAACGATCCGCTCATGATCAACCCGTACCGTTGGATTCCTCTGGCGGCCGGCGTCGGCGTGCAGATACTGACCGGATCTACCGACAAGCCGTTTGGGTTCAGCAACCAGGAATTTTTCGGGTTCGGCGTGGGCGTGATGTCGCGCCGAATCTGATCGCATATCAGCAAGTTCTTCAGCCGCCCATTGAGGCGGCTTTCTCTTTTAAGGGCAGCACATGGCAAACGTGGACTTCTTCAGCGCATTCGGATACGCCTGGGGCGAGAATGGCGCAATCGATCAGTGGGTGGATACCCAATACAAGCTTGGCTGGGCGTCAATCGGCAGCGTGCCGCCCAGCGTCGAGCAGTTTAACCGCGTGCATCAGATTGCAGACCAGAAAGCGAACTGGCTGTACGGGCAACTGAAGGCGGCGGCCACCGCCAACGGCGTGACGCTGGCCGCCGGTGATCTGTCGGCTTTGGTGCAAATCCTGGCCGCCACGGCGCCGGACGCCAGCAGTACGAAAAAAGGTCTGATCGAAATCGCCACCGCGACTGAGGCGAAGGCCCTTACCTCGACCCTGCTGGCCATCACCCCGGCGACGCTGGCGGCCGTCCTGGCCGACTTCCGTTCCGGCATTCCCGGCGCCACCTTCGCCGAGGTCGACGCTCTGACCGAAGACCAGGGCCCGATCATCGTGACGGATCACGGTGGGGCGGTGTACGTCTGGGGCGGCACTAAGTACGACCCGCTTATAGCATCCGAAACCTACGCGGGGTCGCTGAAGATCGCGACGGCTGCACTTGCACAGGCGCTGACGGATGATGCTGTGGCGCTGACGCCGAAGAAATTGGCCGATGCGTTTAAGGGCGGTAATCAATTGCTGGCTGCAGCTGGTTTTCAGAAGATTCCGGGCGGGCTAATTCTGCAGTTTGGGCAAGCGGACGGGGGAGCTTCATCGAGCGGAACTATTACTTTTCCGACAGCATTCCCGAACGAGTGCCTTATCTGTCTTGCGACAGACAATGCAGCTATCGGAACGCCAGCGCTCGCAGTTGGCACATCTTTTACAGCAACCAATTTCACCTGGCAGCAGGCGTCTGGCTCGACTATTGCCGCATTCAACTGGTTCGCTATCGGACGATAAGGGGCGTAACAAATGATCTACTTTAGCTCCCAAACGGGCGGCTTCTACAATTCAGAAATCCACGGTGACAACATCCCCGCCGATGCTGTCGAAATCACGCCAAGCGGACATGCCGCGCTGCTGCAAGGCCAGGCGCAAGGTAAACGCATCGTTTCAGATGAAAACGGGCACCCGACCCTGGCTGATCCGCCGCCACCAACGCCTGCGCAAATCGAAGCAGCCAAAGTCGCCATCGTGCAGCAGCATATGGACGACGCCGCACGGGCATTGCGATATGACAGTATCGCCAATGCCGTAACCTATGCCGAAGAGCCCGCCGTGCCGAAGTTCCAGGCCGAGGGCCAGGCGTTCCGCGCGTGGCGCTCTCTTGTGTGGGCGAAGTGCTATGCGATCCTCGATGAAGTGAATTCCAGCGCGCGCGGCATTCCGACGGACGAAGAATTGATTTTGGAACTGCCGACTCTTCAATTGCCAGAAGCTTAACGGCTTTCCCTACCGATATCTCGGCGTGGGCGTATAGTCTCCTCACCATAATTTCAAAAGGAGAGGGAGATGGAGATAAATACGGCGCTACTTGCCAGTTTTCTGGCCGCCTACGTGCTGTGGTGGCCGGTTGCCTGGCTTGCTTGCGCGATCTTTTCCTGGGTCGTTGCGCGCGAGAAACAATACAGCGGCTTCGCGTGGTTTTTGCTTGGTGTGCTGTTCGGTCCCGTCACGTTGATTGCCACGGTCGGCTTGCCGGATAGGTCGGCGCCCGGGCGTGATTCCGACTTCCAGAAGCTTGAGCCTGCGCTGCGCGAGTAACAAGAACCACCACGGCCCGCCTTGTGCGGGCCCTTTTATTCACGGCCCGCCACCACGCGGGCTTTTTTACGTCCAAAGGAATGAAATGGAACCAACGAGTACGGGAACATCCGCAGTAAGTTTGTTTGCCTGGAAAGCAATAGGGGGCCTGGCCGGGATTGGAGCCATCGGCGCGGGGCTGGCCACTATCGTGGTGATGTGCCTGCTCAAGCCGCGCACCCAGTCTGAATGGGTGGTGGGCATTACCTCTACGGTGATCGGCTCTATTTCCGGAGGCGCGGCCGTCATCATGCATTTTGGTCTTCAATGGTGGGGCGAGTCGGCTCTGGGTCTTGTGGCCATGCTCGGCCTGGTGTTCGCTTGCGGGCTGCCGGCGTGGGCCATTGTGCGCTGGTGCTTCAACTTCTTCGACAAGCGGCGCCAGGCGGACATTGCCGATGTGATGAACGAGATTCACAAACTGCGCGCTGGGGGCCAGTAATGTTTAAGACAATATGGGCATTCATCAGGGTATTGCTGGCACCGACGAAGAACGAGACAGTTCTAGAGATTCCGGCCAAGCCCCGCCGCACACTCGCCTGGGGCAACAAGGTAAGCGCCGAGTTCCGTGAAGTGGTATTCACAATCTGCGCGGCCCTCGGCATTGAGCCTGACTACCTTATGGCCTGCATCGCGTGGGAGTCGGCCGAGACGTTCCGGCCTGATATCAAGAACATGGCCGGCAGCGGGGCGACTGGGCTGATTCAGTTCATGCCCAAGACAGCCGTTGGCCTGGGCACTACCGTAGAGGCGCTGGCCAGGATGACGGCCGTCGAACAGCTTGACTATGTACGGATGTACTTCAAGCCGTACCAGGGGCGTCTAAAGACGCTTTCTGACGTCTATATGGCCATTCTCTGGCCGGCAGCCATCGGCATGCCTGAGAACTATATATTGTGGAAGAAGGGCACGCACCCGACGACCTACCGCCAGAACGCGGGGCTGGACTTGGACCGGGACCACGACATCGAAAAACAGGAAGCCGCGGCGAAAGTGCAGGCCAAGCTCAAACGTGGCCGCCGGCCGGAATATCTCTGGGTGGAATCATGATCTTCCTACGGGCACTCTGGGCCAAGGTATGGCCCTACATCGCTGTGGCCGGCGCAGTGCTGGCCGGTCTCTTTGCGGTGCGTCAGTCAGGGAAGCATTCGGAGCGAGAGCAGCAGCAACTACGCGACGCACAAGGCGCAAGGCAGGCGCAGGAGAATAGGCGAAATGTGGAAAAAATGGATGATGATGATCTGGCTGCTGAGTTTGACCGCTTGCGCAGGGGCCGCCGGCGGTAGTTTTTGCGATGAGTATGTCGTTGTCGACATGCCGTCGTCAGAGGCCATCAAGCTGGAGCGTCGGTACCAAGAGCGAATCCTAGCAAATGAGACGCATCAGTTCCGGAAGTGCAAATAGACATGAAATCGCGAGGCCCGCCTGGGTAATGAGATGGCGCGCGCCGACATTGACTCAGAAGATGCTGTCGATATTCGGAATCGTCGCCAAGGGAGACGAAGCAATCTGGCAGCTGAATGCGCTTCAGGATAGCGAACCGTGGTTGGGGCAGGGATACTCTCAGTAGACGGATATCATGCACGTCTGCAAAATTGCGTCTTTCACATCCCAACGTGCGAACTCGCTATGGCCCAGAAGCCAGTTTTCATAGTGCACATCTCTGATGAGGTTCAATCCGCTCTTGAGGCGCGCGTGCTTCTCGCGCGCGCAACCGAAGAGAGATGCTTCCACACGATGAACGGACTGCGGTTGCCGCTCGGTATTTATAACGTCTCCGTAGCGCGAGTAAGTGACAAGATTTCGAGGCTTTCTCATCGCATCGAGGATTACTTTCGTAAGGTGCGCACGGTCAATTCGGAGCAAGGCGACGTAGGCGACGATCTGATGCAGGAGGTCATTGATTACATCGAGCTCTCGTTGTATGCAGCCGCAGAGCACGTTGACGATATTGACTTGATTGCATCTGGGTTTTTTAAAAACCGTGCCCTTCGAGATCGGGATAGTGCCTATCGGGAGCTACAGAAGGCGGTGAAGCAACATAAGCGATTTGTCTCTGCGGCGGCAAATGCAATAAAACATCAACAGTCAAGAATCCGAATTTTTTCGATGCAGTGTGAACAGAAGCCTTCTTTCATCGGATGCCTGCACGGCTATTTCATCGAAGGTGTTGAAAAGGGCGTGGTGTGCCCAAGCACGACTTTCCATCGCGGTCAGGAGGTCTTTTCCATTACCGCCCTCGTTTGGGAAATCATAGTGTTCTTGCTCAATTGTTCGCGCGACTTGGCAGTCTTTCTAAAGCACGCTGCTTCGAAGTTGGTAGGCCCGATACGGGCGCTTGACACTGATTTTTCAAAAGCTCTAGCTGCAGCTATCCGGCTGCCAGCGTACACGTTCGGCGAGGAGCATCCACTATCCCGAGTAACGCTCCACATAGGCGTGCCCCGGAAAAGCATATCACCTCCGGCAGATTCCGACCTTTACGGATCTTTTATAAACCCATGGTCAAGGGGCGCACCTGCCATTATTGGCCCGTCAGTCTCACGATACGCTAGCGATGGGATAAGCCGATCTTTCCGACTGGCGGATCCGAGGTCAGTGGTTCTACATCACTGGGACTGACCTTGCGCCGTGGGCAAAGCGTCATCTGAGCGGCTCACTCGCATCCGGCAACTGATACCGGCTATTGCCCATCTTCCGGGTCACCTGCCACCAGTGAAATGCATCCTCGGGCCTTGGCGTAGATAGCAGCGATAGGGCATCTTCAACCGGTGTTCCCGGATCGAGCCATTCCAGGGCATCGTCAGGCGTGAGGCAAACCGGCCTGCGATCATGAATATCGACCATGCCGCCGGCGGAATCGTCCGTCACGACGGCAAAGCCGGTCTCGGCCAGCACTTCCCGGCCGGGCAACCAAGCCGTCAGGCCCGCCAGCAGGAGCGGCTGACCATCCTTGGGGTTGATGTACCAGGGCTGCTTGTCTCCCTTTTCGCCGGTCCATTCGTACCAGCCATCCACCGGAACGACGATGCGACGCTGGAGCAATGGCTTCCAGAAGGGCGAGCCTTTCAGGACGGTATCGAGCCGAGCATTGCTGGCGGGCCCGCGCTTATACCAAGGCGGCTTATAGCCCCAGAACAGATTATCGGCATGCTCGGCCCCGTCGCCCAGTCTATGCAATACAAGAGGGCGGGTGCCGGGCGGAACATTCGGGCTGGGCTTGAAGTCGAGTTGCAAGTGCTCAAGCGGATTCCAGCGGGTGTAGTCAAAATAGATGGCCGGGTCATTGGCCTGCTTTACTCGTCCGCACATCGCTGGCCTCCATGGCTGTCTTTCTGCGAAACTCCATTTCCTCCCTTTTAGCACGCATTTTGCGGTATTCATCGACGGCCGGCTCAGCATTGAGGGCGTCCAGCACCGGGCGCAAAGCTTCCCGGCTTTCGGCGCTCAGACCGCCCAAGGGAATGAAGCCAAGTACGGAATAGGTGAGGGCGGTCAGGTCGCGCAGGCGCTTTACTTCGCGCAGCAACTCCATGACGTCTGGATTGCGGCGATTCCCGTCTTGGATAGCCCTCAGGTCGCGGTAGGTAAGCATGATAAACACTGATGTTATATACAGTATTTTTAGCACAAAAAAGCCCGCACGGTGGCGGGCAATATCTCAATCAAGCTTGCTGGCTATGTCGGTGGCCGATTTACGGTAATAGACCATCAGGCTCCTTGGGTCCCGATGGCCCACCATCCTGGCGAGCTCCAGAATGTCCAATTTCTTGGATAGTCGGGTAATGGCGGTGGCTCTGGCATCATGAAACGTTGGGCCGACGATACCGGCCAGCGCACGTCCTGATCGATAGTACGTATCCAGAAGGGCAGAATTGAGCGTAAACACGCGCTCGTCACTTAGGCCTTTCATATCCTCCAGCAGGGCAGCCGCTTTCTTTGATAGAGGCACATCCCTCGCGTCCTCGTTCTTGGATTCCGGCAGGTGTACCAGCCGCTTGTCCAAATGTACATGCTCCCAGCGCAGCCCAACAATTTCCCCCGCACGCATGGCCGTTTCCAGTGAGAATAAAAGCGCCACGGCCGCCTCTTTGCGCTTGGTGTTGGGCTGCCCGCCAGCGTAGCCTAAAGCTTTCACGATCTTCGTGACCTGCTCGTCCGTGAACGTCGTTGTTCTGGCTTTGCCAGGCTCCGGCTTCGTGACCTCTTTCCAGGGGTCTTGGTCGGTGTAGTTCCATTCGCCTTTGCGGGCCTGGGTCCAAACTGCCCTAAGCGTAGAAATTTCACGCAAAACGGACGCAGGCTTTACGCTTTTTACGCGACGGTCGCGCCAATCCGCCAGGTCGGCAGGGGTCACGTCCTGCATGATTTTCTGGGCTAATTCGTCGCGCTGGAAAGCTCTGATCCGGATGGCCTCTTTGGTGGCGCCGCGCTTGCCGGGAGTGATCTCTTGCAGGTACCTGTCGAGCACATCGGCCAGCGTCCAGCGAATAACTTTCCCCCCTTTACGGGCAACGAGTTCCGTTTCTCGCTTGCTGGCCCACTCCTGCGCCTCTCGTTTGGTGGGAAATGTGGCGCTTTCCCGGACACCGTTGCGCGCAACTTCAGCCCGCCAGCCGCTACCGCTTTTTCTGAACGAGGCCAT